ACGAGACCGGCAACACGAGCACTGATGAGAGCGTCGCCGACGGCGCGGTCGGCGCGGTCGAAGTCTCGCTTGGCGATCTCAAGTGCGTTCATCATGGCTAAAGTGTATACGGTTTGAGCGCGCCGTCAACCTCAAATCAGGAGATGCGCCAAAGATGTTTGTCCTCCAGGATGGCCTTGACCGCGCCCTGGGCGATGTACCGGCCCGGACCAAAAGGTGCCGCGGCGAATTTGCCAATCTCCTCGACCAAAGCGCTCACACGCTGCGCCACCTGTTCCGGCTCGCTGCCGGCCAGCCATGCGGTGCGCTCGGCGACGCGCTCGCGGGCTGCCGATCCCTGGCACGCGTCCATGTGCTCGAACTGCTCCCGGCTGTACACGTTGCCGCCATCCACGTCGCGGCCAATCTGGTGGCTGAACTGAGCGTTCCACATGGTCCGGTTGGCCGGCACCGCGTAGATCGATCCGAAGCGCTCGGCAATCTCCATGCCGATGGCGCTGAGGCGGTTGTTGAAGCGCCGGGTGATCTTCTTGCCCTCCTGGTCTTTGAGCGCCTCGGCAATCATGTCGTGGCGCTTGATCGCCGCCTGCTCGGTTTCGAGTTCAGCCTGGACCTGCTTGCGAAGTTCGGTAGCCGTCATGACCAAGACCGTATACAAATTCGGTGCAATCGTCAACCTCAAATACGGCCTCCCGCGTCTAAAACAATTGACCAGCAATTACGGCGAATGTGCAAGGTGAAATCCGCGTTGGTAGGGGCGAAGTTCGGAACCAACTCCTAAATCGCCATGAACCAACTGTCCGCCATTGGATTCGGCACAGACGCCAACGTCTTCGCCGGATACATCCAGAGCGCCGGGGAACGCCTCGGTAACATCGACCTGGTGTTCGAGAACACCGGTCCCTCGCAGGCATACATCAAGCTGATGCAGTACGACGGCACGACCTCGCCGTCCGGCTACGCAGTCGTGGGTGTGCCTTTCACCGTCGCCCCCGGCGGCACCACCACGAAGAGCTACGTGCTGCTCAACAAGCGCATCGGCCTCTTCGGCTCCGGCTCCACCACCGTCAACGTCTCGACCGTCATCCGCAACAAGGCGGACCTGCGCGGCGCGCAGATCGACATCGTCGCCGTCGGTCGCCGCGGCTACGGCTACGACGAAGCCTACAACAAGGCCGAACTCAAGAAGAAGTGGGGCACCGTCGCCGGTCCGGCCAGCACGTCGAACAACATCCAGGCTGGCAACGGCAACATCAATCCGGCGAACGAAGGCGTGTAAGCCGCGCCGTTTCGTTCACCTTTCGAGAAGCCGCTCCGCAAGGAGCGGCTTTTTTGTTCTCGCATGCGTGCACGACTACGACGAGCTGGCCTACAGGATCATGCTGCGCGATCTGTCGCGGGCATTCGTTGCGCTCGGACTGCGCTCGGACTGTGACGACTCAGGCCCTGTAGCCTGTCGAAGCTCCGACGGTCGCATCCTGATCAATGCGTTCATCGTGCCGTTCGTGGTCGTGATGAAGCAGGGTGTTCGTCACCGGCTGAGCGACCCACACATCCAGGTGCTGGTGACTGTAAACGGAACCACCCTGGAACCCATGTACCGTGCGCTCAACGGCGCTCCGCGCACCGTAGCGAAGTCGGTGCTCTACATGATCGCTCACCTTCTCGAAGCGCACATCCCCAACGGATGGGTCAAGAAGCTTGAATCGTGTACGAAAGCCCTTGGTCCGTCCCCTGACGAACAAACGTCTTTGAGTCCGACGCCACTGTTGGCGACAGGCTCTTGATGCTGCGCAGCTCACCGTCGGACGCCGCGTAGACGCCTGGCATGTAAACGCCGGTCAGCGTGGAAGCGATCTGCACGCTGTTGCGCGGCGTATCCCCCACCTCTGCCGTCTTCCGGTAAGAGCTGCCGTCGGACAGAAGCGCTCGGAACTCGTCGATCTTGAGCGAAGAAGGGAACGTGCCGTCACTGTCCAGCCACACGTCCATTTCGCCGTGCGCATCGAGGTTTGGATTGACCGCGTAGAAGCGGAACAGAACAGGGGACGACAGCGCACCGCCAGCGTACCAGGGCCACGCAGACTCCGGCGTCTGCATGCCGCTGCCGCGGTTACGAATGACCAGGCTCTCAGGCCCTGACGCACCCTGGACCGTCACCAGGGACGCTGGGTTGAGCGGATGCTCTGAAACAGTATCGACAGGAAGCGTGCCGTAGAAGACGTAATCCTGGTAGGGTGTCAGGCCACAGAAGCCAAGCGCCTGGAGCGTACCAGCCGCCTGGAGCGTACCGGTGTCGTAGAGCTTCGGCAGCGTCAGGACGGGCTCCCAGGTCACCTTGAACACCTTGCCTGCGGCCGAGCTGGGCACGCGACCGGTGCTCGCCTCGACGCGCAACCAGAGAATGTCGCCATTCTCGACGTTCAGAGTGGCCGCGGTCGTGCTGACGCCCAAGGCCAGCGTTGCCACAAAAGACCCGCCGCGCTCGACCAGGATGTCCTTCACGTAGCTCGTGGAGGGCATCGTAAGCACGATCTGACCTGTGCCGGTGATCGTTGCCAGCTGAGAAAGCGGTCGTCGGATGGAAACCTGAGCCTGACCCGGCAGCGGGGCACTGGCAGGAGCGTCCTGTGCTGCCGGCACGACGCCCCAGCGTGCGATACCTCGGTCAAGATGAGGAAATTCCACTGCCACACGCAGGCTCTGCGACGGAAAATTGTAAACAAAGCTGTCGCCCGTTACGTCAGCTTTGGTGCAGACCGGGTCGTAGCAGTCTGAAACAGGGGTGACGCTGCCGACCAGGGTCACGGCAGATGTCCCTGGCGTACTGATCGTACCGCTGTAGCTGTAGCAGGCTCCGCCGTAAGCGACAGCCGAATGCGGTGAAGCGCTCGGCGGATAGATGACGGCGATGGAGTTCGAGTAAACGCAGCTCGTATACAGGACCAGCTTGCCGCAGTATTCGGAGGCTCCGTACGGTCGAATATCGAGAGTGTCGTAGGCAGTTCCGCTGTACTCGCTGACCAGGATGGGCGTGTGGAAGCAGTACCCAGGATTGGTCCCGTACGCAACGTAGGGCGCAGGGTTGTACAGAGGCTGAGGTATCAGGACAGTGCTCACAGTGTAATGTCGAGGCGCACCCAGACGTTTTCGGACGGTGAGAATCCGCTGAGCGGAACAGGCTGCCCATCCGATCCTGCTCGGTACTGGAATCCGTCCTGGTTGTCGATCTCCACTGTCGCGGTTGCGCCGCCCTTCACCGGGATCGAAACGGTGTAGTCAACAGGCACGTTGTAGCTCGTAGGCGACGCCGTGGCGCTGCGATTGAGATAGTAGACGGCCGGCGGATCGCTGATGGTCAGCTTGATCTTGTCCTGGAACGTGTCCTGAACTGCGCCACCTGTCTGGAGGTAAGCCCCGTTGTTGGAGCCCCCCGTGTACACCGAGCGCTGAAAGACCCCACGGACGCGCACACTGGCTGTGTAGTCCTGACCGATGGTGCCCGGGATAGCAACGTTGCCTGTCGAAGTTGTAGGGTCAGAGTCGTAGCGACCAGGAATGACGTTGGGGTAGTCGGACTTCTTGAATCCGTAAACAATCGCCGACCAGCCGTTCCAAAAAACCACCGGATACTCGGTGTACGCATTCCAAAACGTATGCGGGAAGCCCAGGCGTCCACCTTGGTAACCGTAGACCCAAGTCGGCGATGTGACGCCGTCCAATGTCGGGTCAATCAACGGAAATTCAACATCACGACCGCGCTCCAGGACATCCTCCATCATGCCCTTGTACGCCGGATCGCCGTTTACAAATGGATCGTTGTCGCCGTTACTGCCGTCGATGTACGGGTAGACGAGGTCAGGACGGCTGTCGTTCAAGGCCGAGTACGCCACCAGTTCATACTCTTGGCGAACGACCACGTTGGTGTCCCAGGCCCAGGCATCCACATCCTGCCCGCCTTCCAGAGTGACGGTGAGCATGGCGGACGGAACAACGTCGTCGCTTGTGATCGTGACTGTTGCCGTATTGGGTGCTCCAACCGCGTAGGCTGGATCAGCCTGAAGCGTGACGGTGACGGTCTCGTCGATCTCAACGTCGGAATCATTGACGGGCGTGACAGTCTTCGTCGCTGTCGCGTCGCCTGGCCCGAAGGTGACAGAAGTTCCAATGCTTGCGTAATCGGTGCCTGAAGCGGCAGACCCGCCGACAGTGAAGTAAACGGTCAAGGACCCAACCGTGGTGCCGGTTCTGTAAAATGTAAACGTTCCGGTAGTAGGCCCAGCTTCAGTGGCCGTACTGTCGGTGGCGCTGACCGTGATTGTCGGAATCACGTCATCGCTCGTGATGTCCGCAGAAGCAGACGAAGGAGCACCGACGGAATAGCCTGTACCCGGCAAAACGGTCACGGTGACCGTCTCCACAGGCTCGACGTTTACGTCGTTGATCGGTGTGAGGGTTTTCGTGACTGACGCCTGGCCAGGCGAGAAAACGACCGGGCTTACAATGGGCAGGTAGTCCGTGCCGCTGGATGCCGTGCCACCAACGGCGAAAAGGACGGACAGGCTGCCCGTCGTAGGACCTGTCCGGTAAAACGTAAACGTTCCTGTATCCGGTCCAGTCTCCGAAGCCAGAGCATCGGTCGCCGCCACCGTCACGACAGGCAGGTCCTCGCTGGTGATCGTCACAGTGGCCGTATCCGGTGACCCAACCGTGTAGCCGGTGCCAGGCTGCAACGTGACGATGACCGTCTCGTCGCTCTCGATGTCCGCATCATTGATGACGTTGACGTACTTGATCGCCGTTGCTTGACCGGCGCTGAACGTGACCGAGGTACCGATGTTGTTGTAATCCGCCCCTGGAGTCGCGCTGCCGGCGACCGTGAAATCCACGGTCAGGGTGCCAGCGGTCGAGCCTGTTCTCGTAAACGTGAACGCACCCTGGTTGTAGGGCTCTCCAGCAGAAGCGTCCGAGGCACTGACCGTGACACTGGGCGTTTCCGACAGGCCGTCGGTGTAGCAGTAGAGCCCGACCGGGCCGCAGACGGAGTTGTGGCATCCCTGGATCGCCGTGACGACGGCAACCTCTTCGGCAACCGTGAAGGCAACCTGAGTCGGGTTGACGTAGCAGGCTCCGTCGAAGTGAATGGCTGGAGTCGCCGTCCCTGCCAGAATCACCTCCGGACCCCAGGCAGGGTAAGACTCCGACTGAATGCTGGATGGCGAATTTGGAACGCTAATTTCGCTGACGAAACAGTTGGCAACCAGACCGGTGATGCCAAACTGAAAGTCCTCCTCGTCAAAAGCGACTGAACCAACGCGAACGAACAGCTCTGGATCGCCAGAGTAGACCGTCTCAGAAACGGCAAACGTGCGCGAGATCAGGCCCTGCCCAGACTCGACGCGCACGGTGACGAAACTGCCGGCGATGATCGGACCGTTGTTGACGTAGACGACCAGTTCACCGCCGAGACGCTTGATGCGCTGAACAACCTTGGGGTTGTCCTGCTGGTTCAGCCATAGGGCAAAAGGTCGGGCTCCCTCAAGACCTGCGACCGCTTTGATGTCCAGGTTTTCTGTCTGCCCTGACGTTTCGTATACGGCGTATCTGTTGGCTTCGGTGTACGCTGAGCCTGTGCCCTGATTGGTCGGGTATGGACTGCCTGTGGCTGCCAACGCCATCGACGGAATCGTCGTGACGTTTGGAGCCGAGAAGACCGTGCGGGTGGAGGTCGCCAGAAGACGGTTGTTCTGCGGGCTGAGGTAGTCAGTCTCGATCTCGGCCTCAGTGAAAAGCACAGCGAACCGGCGTTGGCGAAACGCCTGGCCACCTGGGTGGATCGAGAACGGGCAGCGCTCGTACTGGAACAGCGTGCTGGTGAGCCTCCAGCAGTTGATACGCACGCGAAAGCTGCCCTGAGGGACGGTGCCGGCTGCGAGGCGCACAGCATCCATCGTCAGCCTCAGGCGCAGGTCCGCAGGAGCTGGTACGAAGGTGTTGTCGATCCGGTAGGCATATCCCAGGCGCTGTGTTCCATTGAGACCAGCGCCGCCACGGAGTGCCCAGTTACCGTAGCGGGTCCTGGCCACAACATCGTCGGCACCTGAACTCGCCGCCGGATCAAAGTCGAACGTGACGTGAGTCGTGCCAGGGATGAGGAAGATGTCCTCAGAATCCGTAAACACAACCGAAGGACCAGACGCCGCAGTCGAAGGACCAAAGACCTTGTGAAACGTAAACAGTCGCCCCATGAGGACGAACGTGCCGTTTTCGGGTCGAACTTGAACAGATGCCCGTGTCTGCTGCGAAAAATCTCCTACCGCAATGGAGCTAGCGCCGGACACGGTCTGTCCGGCGCTATCGACTACGGTGATGATGACTCGGTAAAGCCCGGATTCCGCCCGCGGGATGACGATTTGCTCGGTGCTCCCGCTGAGCACCGTGTTCGCCGAATTGTACTCCGCCTGCCAGCGAATGCTCTGGGGAGCCCGGCCAGCACCGTCACGAATGACGATTCTGCCCTCAATTTGGCTGCCCGGTGCGTAGGCGATGGCACCCCAGATGACACCAACTTCGGTCACGCCGTAACTACGGCCTTTTCATCCTCTTCGCCCACCGCGCCGAGCACGAAATCGCGGTCCAGGTACACGAAGTGCGCGATGGCGTCGGCATTGGCTGCGGCGATGTCTGTCCGCCGCATGTCAATTCGGTTGGCGCGCCCAACGTTGATGATGACCTCCTGGCCTTCCTTCACGTCCAGCTTGGCGCGGCTGCCGACCTTGGCCACCTTGAAGTAGACGGGGACCTCGTTGGCGGTCTCCGGCAGCAGGATGCCGCTGGAGTTCTGGCGCGTGAATGGCTCAGCGAAGACCCAGCGACCAAGGGGCGTGAAGTTCTCGAAGCGAAGATCGTTGCTGGAAAGCGTGCCGATCAGATCGCCCTGGTGAAGGTTGAGGTAGCTGTTGCCCTCGTACTCGTACTGCTGGTTCGCCGCGATCATGGCGTTGGTCTGGAAGAAGACCAGGTCGCCGAGCTGCACCAAGCTGTCCTCCTTCGTTCCATCAGGCTGCGTGCAATCGCCGACGCAGACCACGCGCCCGATCTGGTAGATCATCTGTCTGTTCTCGGGCACGAAGATTCGACCGATTTTCTCTTCGACCTTCTCGACGGTGGCCCGAAACCCGAACAAGCGGACTTTGTTCCAATTCATACACGTGGAAGAACCGCAATTCTTCGCCCGGCGAGCGTTGATTGCGTGAACATCGCTTCGAGGCTTTTTTCAGCTGCGGCAACGGGCGTATACGTCTGGCGCTTGTTGAAAGCTTTGATCGCTGCCTCGACATCGTCGTTCGGGTCCAGCTTCTTGTTGTCTTTCCCCATGGGCATCTCAGCGACCGTCAACGCGAACAGGTTGGTGACCTGCCGGCCGGATTCCCAAGCCCGGACCGTGGCGTCGTGGTCGAACATCAGGCAAACCTCCTCGACGTGCGTCAAACGGCTGAGCTTGATCGCCTGCTCGATGGAAATCCGATGCTTGAAGACGCAGACAGGCACGACGTTGTCCCACTGAAGCTGAGCCAGCTTGCGGCGCAGGCTGAGCACGTTCAGGATGGATTCCACCGCGATGACGATCTGCGCCTTCTGCGCACGCGCTTCGTCGATGTTGTAAACCCAATAGCGCGCTCCGTACTTCACCTCGTGCTGGCTTGGGAACAGCTTCGTGCTTTCGCCAGGCTTATCGTAGTAGGTGCGCCCCTGGTAGTAGGCAATGACGTTGTACTCGGTAACCGGAAAGATCGCGTATGGTTCCCACTTCGGGTCTTCACGCGTGAATCCGACGCCCACCTCAGCCAACGCGTCGAAGTCCAGATTCTTGCGGACAGCCATTTCACCGATGTAGCGCGATCTGATGGTATCGGGGGCCTCGCTGATCGGAGTGAAGCCTTTTGGTAAACGAATTGGCTGTACGGTCGGCAACAGCGACTTCTGCTGGAGCTGTTCCAGCTGGTCTACCGCCTCCTGCGTAACGTCCGTGGCGTTGTTGAACCGGTAGCCGAGGCGACGTGCCCAACCGAGAAAGTTTCCGCCCTTGTTGCAGCGCCAGCAGGACGTTTTTCCGTTTTGCAGGTTGACCGACCTGTTGCCGCTCTTGTCACCGCAGCCGGGCTCCGGGCACACGAAGCAGATTTCGGTGGTCGTGCAGCGTTGACGCACGATCTCGAAGGTGCTCTCAATTTCAGCCCGGAGTGCCAGACCAATTTTCACGGCATATTTAAGGTATGAGCGACCTGTACAAGCAAATCGACACGGCCAATCAGTTTACAGCCCCGCAGTCGGACACCGTCCCGGTCAAGGACCAATCGGCTCAGAGCGCTCTCGGGCTCGAATGGGCAGCGCGGCAGGCTACCCGCGAAACCGCTCCTCCGCCGCAGCCCATGATTCCGATCATGCCCGTCGCGTCCTAAATCGGACGCAGTTCAATTTCCGTGTCCAGAACGTGCGCGATGCAGCAGTCGTAGTCGTTTCGACCGTATGCGATGTGCCACCCACGCTCACCTCGAAGAACTCCGCCAGGAAACACGACCTGAAACGTTCCCATTGGTGGCAGAGCTTCGTCGGTGCCAACGAGAATAGGGGTCGGACAGTACGCGGTCGGCTTGAACGGTGGTGTCGCCTCAAAAGTGTAAACGCCAGCGTAGTAGCGCCTGGAGCCTCTCTCAAGCCCGACGTGACTGTGGAAGAAGTGCCAGTAGCTTCCGTTCCACAGCACGGGCGTTGCCCCTCCACGCGGCGTGCCGTACGGCCAATCGAATTCAACCTCACTGACAAACGCCTTGGAGCAGAAAGGGCGCTCGTTCTCGAAGTCGAGCGTCATCACCACGTGCGGCCGAATGGAGTACAGCACGCGAATGTGGTGATCCTGGCCGAAGAAAACCCAATTCTTCTCGACGGGTTGCAGCCGGAAATCCGTCTCGCAGTACCAGCGGTCGTCGATGCCAAAATTCGCGTCCAGGCGCGCAAGCGCCACGCGCCGGCCGTCTGTATACGAAACGTACGCGCTGTCCAGGACAGAAAACAAGCGAGGGTCCTCGACGCAGTAGCCGTCAAACTGCGTCGGCAGTTCAACACGACGGTTGCTGCCAGGTTCCGGATTCCACTCAGCGTTCAGCGTGCAGGCAGCAGCGACAGACAGGTGCCAGTGACCTTCGATGTCCGCCCGGTAGGCCATCCAGGTCTTATCGCCGATCCGCAGAAGGGAAGGGTTGTAGAAACGGTTCGGGCCGACGTGCTGCGTCGCCATCAAGCGGCATCTGTCACGGTACAGCGCGGGAGGAACCGTGAAGTGCTGAAGTAGGAATCGCTTGTCGATGACGTGAATGTTCACGGTCTAGCTAGCAGCGTGTTGGCAATTCGATCTGCCGTCGTCGTCCTACCGACCAGCTTGGTGAACCCAAACGACGCCAGCGTTGAGCACACCGAGGCGTAGTAGTCTTCTTCGAGTCCGCGACAAGGGCGCGCATCCTCAAAGCAGATCAGGCGCGTGTGCGCGAGAAGCCGCTCAGACACCTTCAGGACATCCAAATCGACGCCCTCGATGTCGATGGAAACGAAATCCCAGCGGTCACCGAGTTTGTTTACGATTTCGTCAGGCGTAATGCCGCTGACCCAGTACCGGCGCTGAACCCATTCGTTGATCAGAGGGTTGTCCGTGCACGACGCGATTTGGCCGAGCGTATCCTGGATACGAACCAGACCTGGAGTCGGCATGACGGCAGCGTTCACACAGACAACCTTTTCGTTGAGCCTGTGATTTTCAACGAGCTTGGTGAAGTTGTACGGGCTGGCTTCTATGCACACGCCAGACCAATAGCGATCCGTCAGACCTCGGCTGTTGCTACCTGTAACCCCGTCGTACGCACCGAGGTCAAGGAAGGTTCCAACATGGTCGCCAAAATAGCCGAGGATGATTCCCTGCTCGCCCCACTGCGAGTGGTCAGCCATGTGCTGCGCGTAGTCGTTCATGTCGAAGTGTGTTTTCAGCGTGCGTAAACCGTCCGATGTCGCAAGGGTTGCACCATCCGTAGAACGCGCACGTGGTTTCGTCTACATCGTTCAGGTACTTGTCGAAAACGTTGCCCAATACACCAGAACTGCTTTTGGCGTACATCAAAGCATGACAGGTGTAGACAGTCCCGTCAGGCGCAATGCAGCGCCAGGCAGCCACAGGGCACGCCACTGTTTTTGGCTCTGATCGTGGCTTCAAACACGTGTGCTCAAATGCCACCCAGCCGGAATGGTCTGAAATCAAGCCGTGGGAAGTTCCTTCGATGCCTGTTGTAGCACGCAGGTATTCAAACTCATCCGCCTTCCAGTGCGGCATCGTGTGCACTCCAACGCGCAAATTAGCGCTTAGCAGGCTGCGCACGTTACGTGCGAATTTTTCAATGCTAGTCTGCCCTTGGTGGTACGACGCCTGAATCTGCACGTTCCCGCGAGGCTCAATTTTGAGCAACGTTTTCAAACTTCGATCCGAACAGTTGCTGCCGACAGTCGCCGGAATGTGCGGCGACAAAGCGTTTACAATTTTATCAAAATCAGGATACAACGCCGGTTCACCGCCGAGAAACTCAACTGCACTTGTCTCTAGCTTAGAGACGAACTCGACCCATTTTTCAACCGCAGCTATGCTGTAGCCTTTTACGGGAAGCGTGTTCGAGTGTGTTCCGTACTCGTTAGTGCAGTAAGTGCAGCTCTGGTTACAGTGCAGCACTGGAAAGATTAGTACACGGCCGGCAAATTTCATCCGTTTACAAGGTTCAAAAAGGGCGTAGGGTCTTCGTACGGGTACGTTTCACCTTGGTACGCCATTTCCAGTGTTTTCAGCGTGAAGCGTGGCCAATGTGGGCTATCCGTGTCTTGGTGAAGGACGTGGCTCTGCGGATACAGCCACTCCGATTCAACAGCGTCTACATTTTTCATGCACGGCAGCATGAACATGCTCGGCTCCGGAAAATTGATCACGACGATGGTCCGAACACCGAGCGCGTTGGCCAGATGATACGGTCCAGAGATGATGCCGATGTGAAGCGAGCATGATGCCATTTCGTGGATCACGGACGGCAGCGGCAGGTGACTCAAGTTCGGCACGTCGTTTTGGAGCACACAGCCGCCTACCTCGAAAAATTCAAGCTCAGGATGACGCTTGATGAACGCACGCACGATGTCCAGATTTTCGGGGTAGACCTCTCGGGCTCTGGGGTGAATGTGTGCTCTCTGCGAGATCGCGTGCACGCCAGGTTCAAAATGCAGGCTCACCCTGTTGCGCTTCACCGTTCCGCCAGGCACGATGACGCAACCCGAAGGACGTGGATCGACCGGCAGATTGAACAGTCGGCGCACCTTCTGGAAGTTGTGCCCAGGCCCAAGGTCGTACTCCATCTGAACCTGCGACAGGCTCACCCACACGGGGCAGTGGCGATCTCGGTAATACGGGTTGAACTGGATCAGGTCCCGAAAATGCGGCGACGACAGGTAGCTGCTGCCTTGCCGACGAGACAGTGCTGCTGCCCGCGGCAAATCCGTCATCATGATCGAGTCCCCCATGCCTGTTGGGGTGTTCGTCAACGTGTGCGTTTCAGGATCAAACGTTCTACCGAGCTTTGGTTTGCTCGATCCAGGGTGGTCCGCGTAGAAGCGCACCACGTCATCCACGCCAACGCGTCCAGGCTTGATGACGACGCTCGGTTTGTAAACAGTTTGCTTGCGGCTGAAAAAGCCAGTTGAGTTGAGGATGTCGGACAGCCGCGTCGCGTATGCGTCCCAACCGTACTTGCGTGCCGTGCTCAGCGCCGCGCTGCCCTTTGCCGAGCGCTTGTGATCTCCGTAGGAATGGAGCATAGCCTGCGCCATGCTCTCGACCTTCAGCTCTGCCCACATGCCTGTTTCAGCGTACGCGCCACGAACAGGAACGATGTCAAAATCGACCAAGTAGCCATTGTGCTCGCCCAGGTAGTCTGCCGGCCCTCCGTAAGGCGCGGCAATGACCGGGATACCGCAGGCCATGGCCTGAAGGGAAGTGAAGCCAAACGCCTCGCACCTGGATGGCATGACCAGCACGTCAATGGTCTGCAACCACGTTGCTATTTGCTGCTCGGTGTAGATGGCGCTGATCACTTCGACTCCGGCTCCAGCCAATCCGAGAGTCGAGCAGGTCGGCAGCTGCTTGATCTGCAAGCGGACACCTGCGCGCCCGCCAAACGCCATCCGAAACGCCTGAACGGCCAATCCGAAATTCTTTCGGACGGCGTTGCTGAGCGATGGAGTACCGAACACGCCAAATGTAAACGGATTACCTGGCGGTCGCGGTTTCGGCCGGTACAGCGCAAGGTTGACTCCGAGCGGACAGACGTGAATTTCACCCGAGAGGCCCTGCGCGTTGAAACAGGAGGCATTCCAGGTACTCGGAACGATGACGTGCTTCGCAGCGTTCAGCCGCTGAAACGCGTCCCATGGAAGACGCGTCGTCTCGTGCATCGTAAACCACCAGTCTGATGGCTGCGTGAAGTCAGGGGTCTCGATGAGAAGATGGTGCGCCCCCAGCTTCAACTCGGAACCAGCCTGCGAGCGCGTGTTTTCAACGTGGACCGTGTATCCTGCACTGGTAAGCGCATCCGCGGTGTACTGAACGTGCTGGCCGTACCCGGTGCAAGGCTCTGTGGGTCCTCGAATGCCAACGCTCAGTCCGACGGACTTCAGCACCGGCAAATTGGGCCTCGTCGTTCGAGCCAGCTGCTCGTAGCGCTCAATCGGAAGGCGTGTGAGCATAGAGAAACCGTGTGACCAGTGGTGCTTCAGCGTGCGGGTCAACAATGTAAACAGACTTGAAAGCCGCACGCAAGGCTTCAGCTGTAACCTCAGAAGGCAACTGCGTTTCGGCAGTACGCTTGAACACGTAGGAGGCCATGTCCCAACGCCTGACCGTAGTGTGATGGCGAGTGTCGAAGTAGAACACTCCTGAGGTCAGCATCACCCGAACGCCGTCAACGGCCTGCGCCATCTGCGTTTTGATGTACTCCGGCGCGTACCAGGCATTGTCATCCAGCACCGCGCACCATTCCCCACCGGACGCACAGTACCCGATGCGCACCAGTTCATTCCTGTCCGACGTTGGAGCTACCGTAAACAAAAGCTCACGGCCTTGCCCTACAGGCACACCTGTCGTGTTGACGATGACCAGCTCCTTGACGGGCCAATCTTGCTTTGTAAACGAGTCAGCAGCCTCTCGTGCAAGCGGTAGGCGCGTGGCGTCTGAAACCACGAGAACTCCAGAAACGAACGGATGGGTATGCCACGGCACCGACCGCATATCATCAAGAACTCAAACCTTGATGATCTGCATGCCCGAGAAGTAGCCGAACGCTTTCACGTTCAGGATGCCTCTGAACGGCATGCTGACCGTGAACTTCACGTAGTTGCGCCCTTCCGCGTATCCAGCCGTTCCGTTTGGATTCAAAACCTGTGTCGCGATTGATCCGCTGTTTACGGAAACCATAAACGTCGTTGAGGCGACAAATCCATAGAGGTACACGTCCAGCGTACCCATCGGCAGCCCACGCACGTTGAAAAACGTTTCAACCGGGTTGATGCCGGAGTATCCGCCAAGCCAAGTGCCGAGCATCGTATCCCAAGCCGACGTGCTGCCATAGAAAGGGGCCAGCGGCTCCACGATCTTCTCGATCCAGGCGCTGGTGCGCTCCCCGTCGTAGCCGTACAGCCAAAGCACAGGGTCGGACGAGAAAAGCGTTCCGTACCCGCAAGCGTAGGTGCCGACGGCGTAAAACTGGGCCGGACTGTAGACGTTCCAGTAGTCCGAGCTGTTGACCGTAACCTGGCCAGGACCAACCTTGGTGCCTGATCCGTTGCAATCGACGCTGACCAGGAAATTCGACGAAATCAGGGCCTTGAAATACCGAATGCCGTTGTACAGGCGGACAAGGTAGCCTTCGCTCGGATCGCGCTGTACCTTGTCCGGAGCAAACCGAATCTTCCGATCCTGTCCTGGAACGTAGCGCCCGTCGTACATCGCAAACGGCGCGCCGAGGACTGCCGGATCGATGGCCTGCTCGAACAGCAGAATTCGGAAATGAACCTGCGAAGTGGCTCCGTACCCAATTTCAGCGCCTCGCTCAACCGAGTCTCCGTCAACAACCGACACCGAAGCCAAGCCGGAGATCAAAGTTCGGACACCGTCACCGTGCTCAATCAGCACCTCCTTGATCAGCACGTTGCTCAGTGCTGATGAGTAGGCCCAGTCGGCGAAACGCTCACGGATCGCAATGACAGTCCCTGTTCCGCACGCGACCGCCGGCTCTCCGTCTGGCATCTCCAACGTGTAGCCGATGTTGGTCTGTGCCTCGCGTGAGAATCCGTATACAAGCGTGCACGTCCTGGCACATGGAATGCGCAGCGCTTTCAGGACGTTTCTGGTGCCTGGAGATGTCGGGATCATCAGGGAATTGGGTCGGTGTCGCCCCCACGCGTTACGTGCACCGTTTCTGGGTAGAACGTAGCTTCCAGGGTTACCAGTTCAGTCTGCTTGTAGGCCAGGTCGGACAACTTGAAGCTTCCAATCCAGGCGTTCTGAACCACAAAGGTGCAAGCGCGCTCCAGGAATCCCGTGGACTCAACGAGACGCGTGCTGGACGACGAAATAGCAGAAGAAGCCGTAAAGAAATCGGAGCGCACGTTGCCCAGCTTGAGCGCATCCTGAATGCGCCGTCTGGTTATGACCGCCTGCTTGACCGATTCGTTGAGGCGCGCAAGCTCAGCACCCACATTCTGCGTTTGTAGCTGTGCACCACGCAGGTGCACGATTTCAAAGCTGAACCGAAAAATCGGCAACGCTTCAGTTTCGGCGTCAGGGTACACGTCGTTGTCGAGCGGTCCTTCGAGTATTCGACTCCCACGGCCAAGCCTGGTCAGCGCCTGCCAGCGCGTGACGAATTCGTATACAGGAGACACGCCCCTGTTGTCCTGGTTCAACAGGAATGTGATCTTCACCGGTTCAATCGGTTCATCGAATCCAGGCATGTTGTACGGAATCGACGACCGGCGATAAACCTCCGGCTTCACGGCGAAGTTCGGAAACGTCACCGAAGTGACGAACTGTGGCAAAAGAGGCTCAAGCAGATTGGCGTTACTTGGGTAGATGGCAGACCAGGAGGCGTTCAGCGCGTTCACTGCGGCATCCATGTCTACCATCCAAAGATCAGAGCGCTGCGGCTCCAAAGTGAGGCCCGTAGCCTGGCTTCCCCACACGTTCTTCTGCTTGGCGGGCGTGATGCGCACACCGTAACTACCTGTAGAATGCGATTTTTTGGCACATACGGCGGGGTCGTCGAGAACGTGCGTGATCCAGAAAAACTGGGCCGCGCAAAGGTGCGCGTCGCACATATTCACGGCGTCAGCAGCTCAGCCGCGGGGTACATCGGCGTAAACGATTTGCCTTGGGCGATGCCCGCAGGTATGCCCGCAGGTGGCAGCGCGCAGAGCGGAGGGTTCTCGCACCTGCCCGCACCTGGAGACCATGTGTGGGTGCGCTTTCTCGACGGTGAACCTGAAAAGCCCATCTGGGAATGGGGCATGCAAACCTTCTCGGATCGCGACAAGCTGAAGCTGCATCCTTACGCGATGACGGCAACCGGCGAAGTCGGCAAACCTCAATCCAGCTTCTGGACTCGCTTCAACCACGCGCTGGAGCTGGCAGAGACAGGCATCAACGCGATCACGTCCCAGGGATACCGTTTACAGATTATCGACGGCGAAGCCGACGGCCGAATTGACCTCAGCACATCGCTGGGTAACCTGGTCCGGCTCGACGACCTCGACAACGGCATTTCTGTCTTCGCAAACGAGGACCTCGCCATCAACGTTGGCGAGGCCGTCACGGGCTTCTCGAACAACTTCGACTGGACCACGATGACGGGTGATTTTTCGGTTCAGTGCGGCGGAAGCGTCGATTTCCAGACCACCTACGACTTCAGTGTCGGAGCAGCTTCAAATATCACCCTGGACGCCCTTGCCGAGGCTTCTCTGACTGCCCCTATCGTGCGCCTTGGAAGCGCCCAGGCGGTTGAACCCAACGTCCTGGGCACGCAGCTGACTCTGTTCCTTGAAAGCTTGCTGCTTTACCTCAGCACGCACACGCACGGCAACGGGAACAACGGGAGCAACACGTTCCCTCCGGTGATTCCGCCCATCGGCATAGTTCAACCTGAACCGAGTCTCCTCATTTCTCGAACCGTTTTCACTTCGTAAACCCGTTCTCTACCGTATGCCGCTCAAGACGAACATGCAGAGCCTGAAGCCTCGGCGACAGGCTTTCAGTCGCGAAATCATCCTTCTGTCGCGTGGGTACACCAATCCGACTGCATGGCCGGAAGGCCGAATCACGGTCTACCCGTGGGATTCGTCCATCGACGAGTTCATGCTCGAACAGGTGCGTCGGTCGAAGCGCACCGAGGTGGTGTTCAGCCTGGTCGAACGCCTATGCAACCTGAACGGCGGCAAAATCGACGATCTGCTCACCTCCGAGCTGATGACGATTTTGTTGACGGCACGCGCCATGGCCGCTGGCGAAGGGCGCGTCGTATACAACGCCGAGTGCCCGTCCTGCCACCACGCCAACCAGGAAGCCATCGTGGTTCCTGACGAGCTGGAGAAGATCGGCGAAAAGGCAGCCGACTACCCAGGCTGGGACGACATCCTGCTGGCAGACGCGAAGGATACGGTGCGCATCCGCCCGCTGACGGTGCGCGACGAGAAGATCGTGACCGAACGCTCGTCGCAAGATCGCCAGGTTGTTTCCGACAGGCTCATGCGGACGCTCCTCGGCATCGTGTCGATCAACGGCAGCACCGCGGACACCTTGGACGAAATGCTGCGCTGGTACAACGCGCTCACCCCGGCCGACCTCAAGTTCCTGGAGACCGAGCAGGATCGGCTTTCTCCGCACCTCAACACGGACATTCAGCACATCTGCGACGAGTGCGGCACCCGATTCACCTACCGGTTGGGCTTCGAGACCGAGTTTTTTCGTGGAGGAAGCGCGCCTGCGCCGGGAGGCACGCTGGAAACTCCTGTTCAGCCTGGCGTGGGACGGTAAGGGGATTGTCCTCGACGCGACCCAAATTCCTGACGACTTGATGGACCAGCTCGTCGAGTGGCGCAACGAGTGCGTGGAACGCGAGAATGCCGCGATGAAGGGAGGCACCGCATGACGGACATGATCGTGGACGCCAACTCGCTCTACGCCCGTTCCTGGTATGCTGCACAGCGCATCAACCCTGACCCGGCAGAGGCCGTGCGCCTGGTCTTGCAGACGCTGTGCGTCATCCTGAATCCACGAAACGACAAGATCGGCGAGAAGATCGACCGCCTGCTGTTCGCCTGGGACGGAGCCCGGAAAGCCGAGAAGAACAGAGCCGAGAAGCCGCCAGAGTACCACGAGACCAAGCAGGCGGTGCGCGACGTGCTGCACTTCGTGTTCGGCGCGCCCAACGCCGAACACCAGGACTTCGAGGGTGACGACGTTGTCGCAACTGCCGTTTACAAAAGCCCGGCTGATGCGGTGTACGTCGTGTCAGGCGACAAGGACCTGATGCAGCTCCAGGGCGGTCCTGTGCGCTATTACTGCCTCAACGAAAAAGCGACGCTTTCTCCGCACCTCATCAACCGAAAGTGGGGCGTCAAGCACCCCAACCAAATCGCCATAGCTCTGGCGATCATCGGTGATCCTGTAGACAACATCGCAGGCATTCCCCGTTGGGGACCAAAGAAGTGCCAGAAGCTCTTCGAGCAGATTCCAAACGACATGCCGTTCGACAAGGTCGTAGAAGCCATCGACGCGCAGGTTCCGGAGGAGCTGAAGGAAGCGTTCTGGTCGTCACTGGACCGAACGCTTCTGCACACGGATGTTCCGGATGTTCCTGAGCCGGCTCCCATAGTGCTGGCCAAACCACGGGACGTGGCAGACCTCGGGATTCCTGGGATTGCCAGCCTCTACGACGAAATCTGGCACGTCTACGGACACGCCAGAAACACCGACGACTACGCCGAGTAGAATCAGGCTTCGAGCAGCCTGTTTACGATCCGCTCGGCAGACTCAACCTGAAACTCAGGGTCAGACCCGAAGTTCGGCTTGAATTTGGCCTTGTTGACCATGCCCAGGATGTAGTCGCGCATCAGGTGCGCCTTGTCGTCTCCCCACCCGGCCGCTTTGGTCGCGTCACGCGTCGCGACGTAAACAGCCAGCATGCCTTCGGAGGCCCCGTACTGCTTGAAGGCCCTCTCGATGTGCGGCCACATCTTGTCGATGACGGCCTGAGCCTCCGGCGGCGGCACGAAATCAGTCCGGTTCTGGTAGCGCGTCGTCTCAGGCGCGTGCTTGTCGTCGGGTTTGACGCCGGGCCAGGTCTTGGTCCGAAGCGTGCCGGGCTTGAGTGGGCGAGCCATACTACAGGCTCAGGAGAGGGATTGAGCCGCCGGAAGCCCGATTGACGTAGCGGTCAACCGAGAACTCCAGGAACGCGCCGCCGGAAGCGTTTCCGACCATCTGGACCTGCGGATAGGTCGAGGAAACCTTGAACCCGCGGACCTCGTTCGGTGAAAGCGTGTTGTAGTAGTCCGAGCCCGAGGCTCCGAGGTCAACCCACGCGCTCCCGTTGTACTCCTGGAAGCGATAGTTCATGGTGTTGACGCCGGAGTTTTTGATGATGACCATCATGGAGACCGGTCCCTGCTGGATCGTGCTCCACAGCGTGGCTTCGGTCTCCCCAACTACCTGGCTGTCGGTGACGTGCGTGATCATGGCTCAGAAGCGTATACGCCAAGCGATTGTTGGCGCAAAATCAGAGGTTTTGTTGATCGTCGTTGAGCGAACCTTGCGGGCAATGAGCGTGCCGGCTGCCGTAAACGCACCCATCTCCGAGATGACGTAGCCGTTGGCTTCGCTCGTGCTCAGCGTGCCGATGATGCGCACCATGAACGGCCCGGGGAAATCGACCAGATCGACAGGCTTCGTCAGACCGGTGCTTAGCGTGATAGGTGCTTCGAGCGCCACATCTGTTGCCTTCGCTGCGGTGAGCCCCGTGCCCACTCCGAAACGCGCAATGACGTAATCGGTGATCGGCGACCGGTAACCCATGGCGTACGCGTTGCACTGCCGCCCCTGGTCCACGATGAGGTTCGTGCCGATGGGCACCTCGTGACGCTCAAGCCCCCAGCCGCCGGGTTGGCGACCGACAGGCGCAGTGATCCAGCCATACTCGATGGCCTTCTGCGTCGAAACAGGCGTGCCGTCTGCCAACGTGACGCCGATGATGGTGACGAATCCCTTCACGACAAAAGCTTCCTGGCAACCACAGCGCGGCGCGCCAAGACTGCCTCGATGACGGCTGCCGACTCAAGCGGCGGTGGCGGACAGAACTCTGCCTGGCATTGCTGGCAGATCACAACCTTCAACTTCTCGCCACCACCTGAGAGACCAACCTCCGCGTCCTCAACCTCCTGAACCGCTGTTTCCAGGCTGTCGCAATGAGGGCAAGCCAGGCCCGCGGTAGACGTGCTCAACGGTTCAGGAGCCGGAAGGACAACGTCCACCTGCTCCTGATCCAAAGCCTCAACGTCCGCGAGCAGCTCGTCGCTCATGTGTTGATGACCATCTGGTCCAGATTCACCGGGTAGTACCGGTCGATCTGGAGCGAGAAGACCATGTTGACTGGACCGCTCTGGGTCATGTCCGCATCCGTGAACTTCAGCCCGCGGATGACGCAGCCTTCCAGCTCGTACGTCAGGCCCTCGTTCAGGGTGTTCTCGCCCGGCACGGCCACGCCGCGGATGTCCTGAATCTGCTTCTGCATGTTCGGGACGAGCCAGCGCATGTAGCCCTTGGCCTTCACCTGGGAGGTCAAGCCGACACCACCAGTCCTCTGGTTGGCGCACAACTGGAACCACTTCTCCAGGGCCTCTGCGGTCCGCTGAGCGAACGCATACCGCACCTGGATTTCAACAGGCGTGGTGGCTACGTCAGCACCCAACAGGTGGTTGGTCTGCTGCATGTACTTCACCGCCGTCATTTCGCGAGCACGATCCGGGAACGGAAAGTTCTGGAGTGCGAACTCGACGTTTTCCGCCCAGCTCAGTCCGAGCGCCTGCGGCAGCTGCAACGTGACTTTCCAAAGGTCAACACGCTGAAGGTCGAGGCGCGAATCCTGCGACCCGAACGTGTTTTTGAAGTTCATCCGCATAGACTTTTCTCCTGTAAACGATCAGTTCGTGGTTACGCGCTCACTGAGTTCAGCTGAGCACCCGACTCGCGCACGGTGGCATTGATGAAAATCCGCTCGGCCACATCGGTCGGGATGACCGACAGGTCCACGATGACTTCGCGCCGGTTGCGCGTGTCTGCCGTGTTGTTGCGCTCGTCCACGACCAGCTCGTACTCCTCGATGCCGCGCTGATTGCGGATTTTGTCGAGGTACTCCGAGAAGGCCAAACGGATGTGCACCAACAGCTCCAGGTCGTTCGGGTCGAAGACGAACTGGCGACCAATTGCGGCCAAACCCTTGACCACCGTGTTGACCAGAATCACCGAGTGCGCCGCGGTGAGCTTCGACTCGACGCGCTGCATGGTGCGCTCGCCGTAGACGTAGTAGCGCCCGTTGATCTTGATGATCGGATTGACCGAGTTGCCGTTGCCGTACATCGCGTTGCGCGCATCAGCACTCAGTCGCTCGTACTCCACAGCGCTGGCCTCGGCGACCCAGCCGCGGGTTTCGCCGGCAGCGGCGTACCAGGGCTGATCGCGCTGGAACGTAAACCCGAAGCAGCGAAGAGCGGCCAGGGACGGCGGCACTTCCTTCGGAAGCCCGTTGAACTTGTCCGTCATCGTCCACCAGTTCCAGTAGATCGCCAGGTTCGGGTCATCGATGCGAGCGCGACCTGTGTACCGACCGGCACCGTTGTGCCAATCCACCGCCGCCGCCGAGTTGAGACCAGGAGGCACGTCGGCAATCGCCAGCGCGTTGGCCACGCGACCGGTGCTGGCCAGCTGCTGCATGATCGCGATACCGCGAGTCGTGGCAGTGCCGCTCAGCTTGTCGAAGTCCATCGGAGCCACGATGAGGTTGACATCAACGTTGTTGGTGTCCTCCAGGGATCGAATTCCGGTGTAGCGGTCGTTTACGGGATCGTACGATCCCATGAAGTCCTGCTCGGTGGCGTTGTTGCCGTTCGCGCCGCCCGTGAAATTGCCGCCCGTCTGGAACGTGGTGCCGGTGGTCGCGAGCACGCCTGCGTTCACCGCAGCGCCGTAGCTGGCCGAATCCCAAGGCGAGCGCGTGTTTGCCGCATGCTCGATGCCCACCACGGAGTCGTTGATGTGCACGTACTGCGAAGCGTCGAGTGCCTCGGCGTAGTAAGGCCGGCTGGTGGCCGGGTTCGTGCCCTTCTCGATGTTGTCGAAGGTCTCGACCAGCGCACCATTCTCGAAGATTTCGAGCTTCTTGGTGCCGGCTTTGCTGCCTGGGCGAACGCGAACGTACAGACCCATGTTCGCGGAATTGCCGTTGGACCACTCACCAGGCGTCGCTGCCGCCATGAAGTACGCGTTCTGCGTCGCCGTACCCTGGTAGAGGTAAGCCGGGTTTGACGCGTCGTAGGTGGCTTGAAGCGGCAGAGCCTGGTAGCCGGTCTGGCTGTCGCTGGTGGTCTCCAGGTAAGCCGTGCCGTTGACCACCATCTTGACCTTCAGCTCAGGCGTCTCAGCCACCAGGGCGCTGTCGGCTGCCAGCTTGTAAACAGCCGAAGTGCTGACGTTGCTGCCGTTGCTGCTGACGCGGAACGTGTACCCGTTCTTGTCGCCGTAAACAGCCCCGAAGCTCGTGAGCTTGTTCGTGTAGACGTAGGACTTCAGCACGCCCTCCGCCTCCGTTGCAGCACTCGCCGTCTTGCTGTAGTAGACAGTCGCGCCGCTGTACGTGTCGGAGAGCGCCGTATCCACGGTAACCGTCGTACCGCTGATGTTGGTGACGAGCAGACCTGGAGAACTGACCTTGGCGTCTTGGCCAACCTTGAGGTAGAGCTGACCGGAAGGATCAGCGTTGCGCAGGTCGGTCAGGATCGTGGCCGTCGTGGTGCTGACGGTCAGCGACGTTCCACCCGACGTTCCAGCAGCCGAAACGGGGCTGTCGAGTTCCGTGTACTGATTGCCGACGCGCACGACGGTCATCGTGCTGGTGTAGTCGGCAATCAGGGAAACGGCGTCGGCCAGGTAGTAGTTGACGGTGTCACCGTTGATGTCGGCCGCGGCGACAGGCGTGCCGAAGGTATTCAGAAAATCCTTCAGCGAACGAACCACGGTCGGCTCGTTCATCGGCCCTTTGGAGGTCACGCCGACCAGTGCTGGCCGAAACCGGCTCTGCTGCGCAGGCAGGAAGCTCTGATCGATGATCTGGGTATAAACGCCAGGAAAGGTTGGGTCTGCCATAGGTCGTTCTCGCTTACGGTTTCAGTCGCACCAGTCTCATCGGTTGCCCTAACTACGGAGCCAACGTGCCGTAGAGCCGAACCGTTACGGTCTCTCCAGACGCGGCCACCGCACCGGTTGGCGTTCGACGCAACCAGATGGCCCGACATGTGTTTGGCGTGAGGTTTCCGACCACAATCGCACTGGCAGGCGTGGTCGGAGACGAAAAGGTAACGCCGGCAGGAGCCGACACTTCGGTGCCGATCTGCACAGCCTGGGCCGTGCCAGAATTCACAGCCACGACGCCGGCAGGGTCGGCTCCTACGGCGATGGTGGATTGGCTTGGGTACGGCCCCGGCAGATACGCGATGGCGTTGTACAGCGACAGCGTTCCGTTGAAGTTGGCAGCGAAGACGCAGCGGTAGTCCTGCGTACCGGCGAGCTGATCGCCGGTCATCTGGTTGTCGAACAGATTGTTTACGGAACTTCCGCTCCACGCCGTCGTGGACATGTATTTGCCGAGAGCAGCATTCGGATCAGCCTGCGCCTCGGAATTTCCGGCGCTTCCAGCTGTCGTCGAATACCGCCACTGAACGAGTTCGACTCCCATAGCCTAAGTACGGGCAAAACGAACGATTTTCCCAGGGTAGTTCTGGAAGAGGTAGCAGACCCCGTTCGGCAGAATGTGCAAATCCCACGACGCCTGGATTTCAGGATGCGTTATGTCGCGCTCGAATGTGAGCGTTTGCGGATCGATCACCAGGAGCCGACCGTTGCCGACACCGTTGTACTCGGCAGTGATGATCCTCTCGAACTCGGCGTCGTAGATGATCGGGTACATCAGAGACGTACCGGTATCGATGGTGGCTTCCCACACGCCAACGCCGCCAGAACCACCAGTCAACGCGAACACGTAGATTTTGGACTGATTCGACGTGGTGGCGAACAGGCGCTGCGTGGCTGCGCAATAGGCAAGGCGCAGGTACTGCTGACCAGAAATGGCGCTGTCGTCGATGTACCCTGTGATGGCGCACGTAGCCGGGTTGATGCAGGCGATTTTACCTCCCGCCTGCGATCCGCACGCGTAGACCCGGTCCGTATCCGCCACGTAGGTGATGCCACCTGCGATGAGGGCGAGTCCAGCAACGCTGGATGTCTCAGCGATGATGGTGCGTGTATTGGCGTCAACTTTGTAAACGGCACCAGTGCCGCCTTGACCGCGGGCACCAAAAATGTGCGTCGAATTGCACGTCAGGCCCCAGCAACCTGGGGACGGGTTGATGCCAAGTGCGATTTCAGGAAACGACTGAGTTCCGTCGGGATTGAAGATGGTGAGAAAGTTGCGCCTACGCGTATACATTTCTTGCGTAGGATCGAACCAAAGGCACGTCAGATAGTCGTCCAAAGGTGTTGTCGATGAACCATCGACTTCCTGAAGATCGTTGTTCGGCAGTACAGCATAGCCGACCTGTTTACCGCCATAGTAACCAGTGGACTGCGACGAGTTGTGCGAAACCCAAAGCTGGCCGTTGCCGCTATCCATTCCAGGACCCCAGCTGCCCATTCCGTTGGCGTTGCGCGTATCGACATCAAACAGCGTCGGCGTCCAAGGTCCGATGTCACTTTCGACATCCCAAACCGCTTCAGCATCCTCGGAAACGATTTCCGTATTCAGCGCCACGTCCCACGCGGCAACGGCGTCAAAATCGACAGGGGTGTTGAGATCAACGTCCCAGCTGGCAGAAGCGTTGAAGCTCACTGGCAGAAGCACGCCGGCAGTTGACCACGAGTCCGAAACGTCGAGAGTAACCGGCTCAACTTCGCGCTCGCGCCGCCAGGTGGCCTCAGACTCGGCACTTGGTGGAGGCGTTCGGCTGTCCAGTGTCGGATTGGCGGCATTCTCGCGCAAGTCTTCTGTAAACGCGATTTGCAGTGTTTCCGGATCAACCGATCCTGACCCAATGACAACATTCCACAGTGCCGGAAAAATCTTGTAGCGCAGGTCTACGTCAAAACCTTCAAGGACGACCGAAAGCGTCGTGCGAAATTCCACGTAGCGACCCTCCGGTACCTCCTCGGGGGTCATGTTTTCGATGTTCCCTTCGAGGTAAAGCCGCACCAGCATGTCGCCGTATCCAGGGTACGGAACGGTGATCCAGGTCTGCGGCACACCGCCCGTGCGCCACATCTGCTGCATGAACTGCTCGATGAAAAACGCCTGCGTGTCCGGCCTGTTGCAGAAGTGGTCGATCTGAAACCGGTAGTCCCAAGCCATCGGACGGCGGGCCGTCATCACCTCACCAAGATCGCGCCGCGTCAGCCCTGTACCGAGCTGCTCCTTGCCAGGAATAGGCGGGCCGTCATCGCTTACGGTAGGCCAGTTGAGGTGCCGCCAACGGTGAATCGAGAAGTTCTGAGAGGTCCGGTAATTCCAGCCGCGGCGGTGCACCGAGATCACCGGATAGCGCATCGGTGAAGGGTGAGGCTCGTAGAGCGGACGGCCGGTGCTGTCCTTGAGGCTGAGAAGGTACTCGAACGGATTGTTGGCCTGCGCCCACAGCTCGCGGAAGTGCGCGAACGCATCCATCGGACTCGTGTAAACAACCGGAACGGGGTACCCCTCCCGAACGATTGCCCACGAGTTCAACCAACGCTGAAGGGCCAGTTCGTGGTAGCGCATCGACGCGCCTCCCAGCGAACCGGCCCTTGCAGTGAGCGTGCCGTCAGCCATGACCTAACTATGGCCGACAAGCTGAAGATGGGGTGATCAGACGGGAACCAGGAGCGAGGTCTGCATCTGAACCTTCGTGCCGTTCTCCAGCTCCACTTCGGCGAAGCCGGGATTGCTGTCCGAGATGGCCCGAACTTTGCCCTTTGCCCCGCTGTACCCGGAGATCGGATCATCAACAACGGCGACGGTCTGGCCGGTGGAGATGTCCTCACTGAGGATTCGGTTTACGGCCTCGCGCACGAAGTTCTTACCGCCACGCTCGACGGTTTCGTTGATGACGAGCTTTAGGTCTTTCATGTTGCTACCTACCGGAGTCGAGCCCGGCTAGAATGATTTCGGTGATGTTGTCGCTGCCTTCAAACCAAGGTGAACCGTATCGCAGTTCTTTGAGCACCTGCTCTGCGGACCCCTGTGCCCTAAATACGATGGCACCGCCAGCGAATCCAACAGATAGTTTCTCCGCCAACTGCTTCAACTTCGGACGATAAGCTACGATTTCGGCCTCATGGTTGGCGTCCGCCCGTTTACGAACAGCGCGAAGGTGCACCTCAAGCGCCGCTGGCAACCGCGCTCGACCGGCCTCAAGGATGCCGTGTAGATCGCTCGAAACCGCGGCCTCGAATTCAGCCACCAGGTTCATACCTCAGGCATCGGTCGGGTCTGGTAGCGCTCACGTGGAACTGTCGTGCTGGCGTTGACCACGGGCCGCGCATCGCCCTCCGCCGGAATGATGGTGTCGCATGCCAGGCTGAGCCACACGTTGGTCTGCTGCCAAAATTGGTCAGGTTCGAGCACAACGTTTACGATCAGATTGCGGTAGCCGTTGAAAATCACCATGTCTCCGCGCATGGGGAACCAGTCCTTGTCCTGGAGATCGAGGTTTGAAAACCAGAAACGGCACATCTGCTGCGGCACCAGACCGACCCGCGTGTAGTTGACGTTGAGCTGGCGCGACTTCACCAGCGACGGAATCTCAAACTGACGCGAAAACACCGTTCGCTCATCCAACGACACGTGCCAGAGAGGGTCGATCTTTTCCGAACGCCGATCCACCTCCAGAACGGTAGGCATCGGGTTCTTTGGCGTGTGCATGCGGGTATACTCGGCTGCGATGGTCAAAGCCGTCCGTACGTCAGGACGCCCAAACAGCTCCTGATCGTACAGGTACTCGCGTCGTTCGGAAAACTTCACGCCGTAACTATTCCAGATGAAACCCGCAGCAGTTCAGGCGCTCATCGACGATCTCATCGCGGAAATCTCAGAATCTTCCGTGGGTTCGACGCAGGAGTCCTATGCAACAGTGGAGTCGAGCAAACCTCAGTTTTCGTTTACACTGACACCTGAGGAATGCGCCGTTGTTTTTCACTCGCGCTTGACGGTTGAGCAGTTTCACGAAGCACTCGGGTACCCCGAAGAAGCGTCGGTTGAGCTGCACGAGCTGGTGCTCGCTGCTGAAGCTCTGGAAGCAGTGGAACGGGCGTTCAGCGCCGTAGACGAAACCTGACCTATGGATGCAGCCAGCTTTTACGACGGCGTTGTTGTCGTCCAATTCCAATTCAGCACGGACGACAAGCCTATCGTCCTCGACGCCTCCGTGGCTGCGCACAAATCGAGCACGCTGACCGAATCCGTTTTCGAGCCTGCGCTTTTCGAGCATCAGTTCATCACGCAGCGGCTCGACATCGTGGACAGCATCCTGAGGCTGACGCTGGCACAGCCGACGCCTATCGTGCGCTTTCGGTACGGCATCAATGCTGAAAAAACGACGAACTGGATGCCGTGGTCTCAGCACCTTCTCACGTCGTTTTCTGCGCTACCCGTTGGCGTTGGAGAAGCCGCGGGCCACATTCTGCACATCGTTTCCAACGACCCGCTCTACGCCTGGAACAGGCAATCCAAGGTCGTCTGCCGAAAGGGAAAGATCAGCAGCATCGTTGCTCAGATCGCCAGCGAAAACGGCATCGAGAACACGGTTATCGAGGAGACAGACACCGAAGGCGTCTACTATCAGGCGTTCGAGGGCGACACGGAATTCGTCATGCAGCGCCTGTTGCGAAGGTCCGTAAACAAAAAGGGCTTCGGCAACTACCTGTTTTTCTACCAGGACGATGCGCTGCACTTCCACACGCCCGACTACAGCACACGCCCGCTTTACGCCAACTACTACAACGCCGGAGGGCTGAATCTGGCGCTCGTAGACCACACGCAGAAGCTCTACGAAGGCGGCATTGGCGGAACGCGCATTGTCCGGTACGATCCGTACACTGGAAATTCCAACGAGATCAGCAGCGATCCGTCGAAAGCACTAAGGTACGCCACCGTCGCGCACAACCTCAACGTCGCGCAGAGCCAGTACAATGTGCCGTATCACTCTGGAGCAAACGGCGACAAGGAGTGCGTCGCTATCGCGCAATCTGTTTACGATTTAGCGCGCATCAGCGCTTTCAGGGCTGATTTTACGCTGCCCCGGATGACAAACATTCGGGCTGGCTGCCTGCTCAACATCGACATCACACCATCGAGTCGCAGCGAAGCGGCTTCTGGATTTTATCTGGTGAGCAGAACATCCGTCAGCATTGTAAACGGACGTGCTACGACGGCTTTGGCTCTTCAGCGCGGAGAAACCGGGCGACTTCCTGTCGTCCAAACGACGGTTGGAGACGAGAACAAGCTCATCCCTGTCCTGGAAGCACCTGGACAGGACGTAAACATTCCTGCCGTGACGAGCAGCCAGACGCGCAGCGGTGCCGGAAAGCAAACGTCCGACAGGACCTTCACGATCCTGTCGGACGCAAACAGAGGACCTGCGTAAGGGCTCAGGTGATGGCACCTGGGCTTGTCTTGCCCTGATACAGCCGTGCCGGGTAGTACGGATCGGTTCGGTCGAACCCGAGCTGATTCCAGGTGCGCTGCGAGTCGATCTGAAGCCGCAGCTGACCTGTCGTCGTTCCAGTGCAGTAGACTTCGAGGTACGGTCGCCGCCCGACAAACGTCTTCGTGTCCTGACCGCCAGGGGCCAGGGACACTGCCGATGTCAGGTTGTACCGAACACCCGACGAGGACCGGTCGTCCGTCTCACGCAGCAGCACGCTGAATTGCGTGTTGCCAACGTTCTCGAACACCGCCAGTGCCGTCGTATTTGCGCCCGAAATCGTTGGAGCAACGAAGCTCTGGGAGTAAAGCCGAGCCGCCACGTAACCAGACACGACCGGGCACTGAACAACGGTCTTGCGGACCAGAGGCTGTGGATATTCGCCTGCGTTCATGGGTCTAGTCGTTGGCTACGCGTTGCCGTTTACTCCTCGCCCACAGGACGCCGATTGGAACCTTCGTCCTCTTCGTCGTCGTCCTCGGCTTCCTCACCGCCCTCTTCACCGCCCTCGGCTTCGCTCTCGCCTTCACCACCAGCGCCCTCCTCGGCACCAAAAGCATCGTCGGCGAGGTCCGGAACTCCGAGGTCGTCCTCGCCTCCGGAAATTTCCGCGGGCAGTGCGCCACCTGCGCCAGGACCTGCGCCACCTTCTGCGCCAGGTTCCAGCTCAGGAGCCGGCGCGAGAGCTTGCGCCAACTGCTGGAGACTGTCGCGCATCTGGCTCAACAGGCTCAGAGCCGTTTCACCTTCGGTGTCAGCACCGAGCGCGGTGTCACTGATCGGGGGTTCGCTTGGCGGAAGGTCTGGAGACGCAACCGCACCAGAGATCGCATCGTCTCCGACGGCATCAGGTGCGTCGAGCGTGATCATCTGCTCGGTTTCATCCGCCAGCTCCTCAACCAGCTTGATGGCGTTTTGGAGGTCGTTCATGTCAGGTCCACTGTTCGCGATAACTACGTTCGCACTTTCGCCGTACCGGTTAAACCGTCTCTCCGCCTCAGTGTCGTATCCGCCTGTGGCCACTCTGCTTTTCGCTTTTTGTGGACCAGCAGGAAGCGAGGGAACTGGCGGTTGACCAGGCCACTCACGTTGTCTACGACGCTCCTCCGGAGGAACGGCCAACGGAGGCTGTGCCTGTGGCTGCTGCGGTACGGGCGGAACAGGCAGCTCTACTTCAGGCGGCAATTCAGGAGCCTCACCCGGCACCTCTGCGGGTGCGGCGGGCTCGGGAGCAGGAACTGGCGGAGGACCGGCCACGTTGCGTCGCTGCGCATTCCTGCGGAACAAAGCTTCACGCTCGCGTGCTGCGGCCATCTGGCCAGGAAAATCAGCCCAGCGCTTGCTGGCGTACTTCAGCAGTTTGTCGAGCTTGTAAGAAGTATCGGGCTCGTCACCCTCAAACCTGCTGAGTAGGCCGTAGATGTAGTCCCGGACAGCGAGAATGTGTTTACAAAGTCCAGGACGCGCCTGTGGATTGGTGATGCGCGGAGCACGATTCAGCGACTGATTCATGCTGCGCGGGCCAACAACGCCGGAACCGCGCTGCTTGTTGGCCCAGGCCCACCGGTAGCGGTAATCGGGGCACGTGCAGTCAACGATGCACGGAAGGTGCTGAAGAGGGGTCGGAACGTTGCTACGCGGCCGAAAGAACTTCACGTAGCCACGATGGCGCAAACCCGTCGTGTTGGTGATGTGCGACTTGAAGTTGAACGCGTAGTAGACTGAGTCCCGGTAAGCGTCGATGTCCAGCGGCGGACCCTTCACGTCGAACGAGCGCGTGACGCGCTTCGGGTCGCTCACCTGAAACAGTCTGTCGAAAGTAAGCCTGGGCATACGTCAGGCCGGGATCAACCGGGTACGATAAGGTGTTCCGCGCCTGCGCACGACAAGTTCGGCGGGTCTGCTGGACTTGAGCTTGTTCAGCGCATCAACCAGAGCGCCTTCTTCAGCGACGTTTTCTCCAGCAACGTGCGTGATCTGGTCACCGGGTCGCAGGTTTGCACGATATGCCGGCCCAGCGACCGAAACAATCTTGGGAGGAAGCGCCGTCAGATCAAATTGAATTCCAGTGTACGGACCCTTCACCTTCGTAGGCTTCGCCGTCTTTTTGTCTACGAACAGCGAAGCCACAGGGATGATCGTGTTGTTTGGTCCGTAAACATTTTCCACGCCTTCAAAGCCAAGCGCAAATTCCAGTGTCTTCAGCTGATCCTGGCTGAACCTGTTTTTCGGATTTCCAGCCAGCGCCAGCTCGACGTTGTTGTTCACGAAGAAAATCGTGAAGCGCTTGAGCACGTCGGCTCGATCCCTGGCAACGCCGCGCTCGACGAGAAAATCGGAGATCGTGTGCGTGGTCGCCAGAAAACCGTGTTCTGGTAGGCCAGGACCGAACGCGACAGCGCGCCCCTTCACGGGGTTTGATTCAAGAAGAGCGTGCGCGATGCGTTCTGCCGTCCACACGCAGTAACTACGCGTTCTGTTTGGGTATGAGCGAACTACAGCTGAACGGAATTGTGATGCGGAACTGGGCAAAATTCGAGAGCGCCCACGTTCAGTTTCCGGAGTACGGGTTGGTTGTCGTCAGCGGCGTCAACCGAGCCTCAAACGGCAAGCTCATGAGCGTCGGTTCCGGCAAGACCGCTTTTGGCGAAGCCCTGGGACGCTGCATGTTCGGAGTGCGCACCCGTTTCGGCAACCTCAAGGACGCCAGTCGCGATCAGAAGGGCAACACTTACGTCAAGGTCAGCGCGACCTATCACGGTAAGCCGTTGATCATCGAAGCTGGGTATCGGTGCAAGGAAATCAGCACGACCGGCGAGGGCCTTCGCTTCAGCTACGACGGCAAACAGGTTGAGCGCGGCAAGATCACGCAAACGCGTGATGACCTGGACGCCCTACTAGGCATGACGGCCGATTTGGCGGCATGGACCGTTTTTGTAGACGGCCAGCACATGAATTTTCACGCCTTGGCCCAGAATGATTCAGTGAACCTTGTGATGTCCGCTCTGAAGCAGCCGCCCTGGAACATGTATCACGAAAACGCCAAGAAAACCTACCAGCAGTGCCGGCGAGATGTCGCGACTGAGCAGGGCAAGCACGACAGCGCGCAGAACGCTGTAGTCCAGGCGCAGGAAAGTGTGTACTCGGCGAATGAAGCCGTCTCCGCTGCGAAAGCTGTTTACGAAAAACAGATTCGAGAGCACAAGGCGCGCATCAGCCAAAAGCAGGAAACGCTCAAGGCGCACCAGACGGCCATCGACACGGCGACTGCACGCAAGACGGCCATCGAGCGCGAAATGAAGAAGCTCGAAGAGAGCGCGGCCGAACGCCAGCATGCTCTCGAAATCGAGCTGAACAGCGTTCGCGACACCATACGCGAAGCTGAGAGCGCCAGGCAGGCTCTCGTTGACGCGAAGGAAAAGGCGAGCAGCGCCTACGCCCTGGCGGATCAGGCATACAGGACGATGGCCAACCGGCCGGCACAATGCCCGACGTGCCAACGCCCGATGGACGACGCAGCCAACCCGGAAGACCTGGCCAAAGCCAAGGCAGCGCGTGACACGGCGTTTCGCAAGCATACCAGCGCCCAGCAGGCGTACAGGGAGCATGAGGACAACCTCGTCGCGCTTCGCGAGGACGAGCAGAAAAAAGTCAAAGCGCTGCGCGACAATGGAAGCGCTCATGCCGTAAACAAACTGAACGAAGAGTACAGAGGACTTGAGCGCACTATCCGCGCCGCGGCCGACGCGATTCACCGCACTCAGCTGGAAATAGCCCAGGCAGGCCCAGGTGCAAACGACGAAGCGCTTCGCAAGGCGGAAGCTGTCTTGGAAGAGCGGAGGCGCGCCCAGGAGGAAGCAGAGACGAAGCTGGCCGAGGCGGCGCACGCGGTCATAGAAGCAAAGCAGGCCCAGGACTTGGTTGGCTACTGGTGCACTGCGTTCAGCCCTACGGGCATTCCCAACAAAGTCCTCGAAGATTCACTCGGGCCACTGAACCAGGAGGCTCGGCGCATTTCCGCGCTGATGACCGGCGGCACTTTGCGCGTGCAGTTCAGCACGCAGCGCATTCTGGTGGAAGGTGAGGCTCGCCCAAAGCTCAACGTGGTCGTGGACAACGCGCTCGGCAGCGCGGATGCGCGCCTCAACTCAAAGGGTGAGGGCGGGCTGACCAACTTCATCATTGCCGAGACGCTCGGAGAAGTCGGTCAGGTGGCCAACCGGGTCGGGTTTCGCTACTACGACGAGATCGTGCCTCATCAGGACGCGGTTGTCTGCCAGAGCCTCTACTCGTACCTTCGCAACGTGGCCCAGGAGCGAAAAATCCTGATCTTCATCGTCGATCACAACCCGGCCGTAAACAACTACGCCGAGTATTTTCTACAGGTCGAGAAGAGCGGAGAAGGAGAGGACTGCAAGTCCACTATCGCCTGGCTGTAAACAAAACGCGGTCTACCGTGAAGTAGACCGCGTCATGACGACCCGACTGGGAGCAGCACTGAGCGAGAGGAGATCAGGTCTGGTTGTACGAGCGCGGAGCGCCGGCAACGTTGGGTCCGGGATTGTTGCGGGCCACTCCGGCAGCGTTCAGTCCGGTGCGAAGATGGGACGAGTACAGGACACCGTCGGTGTCGAGGCCCTTGCTGGCACCGCCGTTGAGCGTTGCCTGGCCGGAGGCGCGTCCACAGCCGGCCGCGTTGGGGCCTGTGTCGTAACGGGCGTTGGGATCGAAGTCGAGTTTGATGGCGTCGGGCATGGCAGTTCCTTTCCGTAACTACGTACGATCCAGGTTTTCGATGGTCAGCACTCCGTCGAGCGCCAATTTCGGCCGTACAGGCTCCCAGCCTTGCTTGAGCAGCTCGTTGCTGTACACGGCTTCCGTGCCTGGAGCGACCGAGATCGTCACGTGCGGGTGCATGTTCTCGCTCGGCCCCATGACCAGGACAGCCTGACCGCGTTCATCCGCGCTGTAGCCGATGACGCTCAGCTCGACCTGCTTGCCGACCATGTTCACGTACCGATCAAGCTGCGCCGGTTTGTAGGCGACCGTCATGTGGTGCGCCTTCACGTCCGAATGGACAGGTGGGAATCGGTCGAGGAGACGCCGCTGGCTTTCCGGGCTCAAGACGACGCTGACAAGCTGTCCTTCGCTCTCAAGAAGACAGGCAACGAGCAGTTCAGATGGAGGCATCATATACCACCCGGCAGATTCGCGCCTGGTCCAGCCGGCCGACCCATATTCGAGCCATACGTCGTCGGAGGCAAGCCTTCAACGGTGATTTCAACCTGCTCAACCTGCGGCTGGTTGTTTGGAAACGTCGATCCAGCTGCGCCAGGTCCCGTAGACGGAATCATTACTGGCAGCTGGTTCGTGCCTTGCGTGACCGACGCCCACGCGAACCAGTAGGGATCGCGCTTGTACTGCACGCGGCGTCGAACACGCTGAGGCTGTCGGGGGCCGGCAAGAGCCCATGGAGTCATCTCGCCCACGACCTAACTACCGATTGCCAAGGGCTGGTAAATCCCTACCAGGCCGCCGTTGTACTCGTGGTTGGACGCCAGAGTAACGTTGGTCTTCGGCGTCGGATCAACGAGGTTCCTGTAAACGGTTCCAGAAGAGATCACATTGTTTACGATCTTCACGTTGAACAGCTGTGCTGCCTTGATGCTGGCCAAAGCAAACCGATTCGACGGCGGTGCCACGAACACGTTTTCACTGACCAGGATGTTGCTGATGCGCGCACCTGCCTGATCAACCAAGGCGATGGCTGGAAGATCATACGCGCCAGTCGGCACGAACGTGAACCTGTTGCGCTGAACCTTCACGACGCTCTTGCCGGCCGAAGCTTCGACAGCGATCAACGACATGCCGGCGTACTCGGTCTCGAACTGATTGTCGTAGACCAGCAGGTCCTGGACGCTGTCTGTGTCGTTGTACACGGCCTGCTTCACGCCGCGGCAGGAAGAGTCGCGGATCGTGGTCGAATGGCACGCCGAGAAGCCGAAGTAGTTGCCGCGTCCGCTGTCCACGTGACAGCGCTGGATGACGCTGGGAACGATTGGACGACCGCATGGACGGAACCCGAGGCTGATGGCGCTGACGTACGAGTTGTCCGCCATGCTGCGCGTCCAGCAGTCCTCGATCAGACCGCCGCCGTCCGCAGGATTGGTCAGCGGTAGGCCCTCGAAATTGATCGACGAGATCGGGAAGGCTTCGTACTGCGCCGGCACGCTGCCGCGCAGACCTTGTACGCCCACGTCTCGGATGACGAAATGGCTGCCCGTGACGCGCACGCCTGAGGTGACCAGCTTCTCCGCCGGGAACTTGTCCTGGTGACCGTGCAGGCACAGACCTTCAACCCGCATGTACTCGGCCCGACCCATGTACGTTCCCACCCACAGGACGCCGATGTCCGGCCGAGGCTGACCGTTGGTGGTAAAGGGAGCGCTGTCAGCGTCCAGGTGAACCGTTGTTCGCCTGCTGCCTGAACCGATCAAGGATTCGCCTGAACCGATGGCGTGGTAGTTCTGCGCCTCGAACGCCCAGACGCCGCGGGTGTAGTAGTCGCCAGGGTACAGTCGAAACACCTTGGGTGACGTGCGAATCGCTTCAAGCGGACGCGTGAAAACAGCGTCGTACTCTTGGGGTGTACCGACGCGCAGAGGGTTGAACTGAGTGCCTTTGCCCGGTACGGTACTGGCACCCTTCGGAGCCAGCCAGACCTCGTGCTGGGGTTCCCAGACTTCGATGTCTGTAGGGTTTTCCTGTACAGGAACGTCGGCTACGTATACTCGACGGCCAGACGGCAACTCAGCGGACTCAATGGCGGGAGAGTCAATCGTAGTGCGCATGCACTACCTAACGCGCTGACCTGCGAAGTACCAAAACGGTACTCCTCTTACTCTGATCCGTTGACCAGATCGCATCATCCGACGTTTCCGGGCCTACTGGAACTGATTCACCTGTCAAAGTGTCAACAGCGTGAATCGTCAGTCCGCGGTACGCAGCTTTGTCTACAAAAGCACGCCACAAATTCTTGCCACCTTCCAGGTGCTCAAAGTCGGAAACGATACCGCCGAACGTCTGAGCAAACAACACGTACCACGTCGTCGCGATGCCCTTGCGCGCATGCTCTTCCTGTATACGCAGGCGAAAGGCTTGGCGCAGTCCGTCAAGCGACGACTTGCGCAGCTGAAGTTGCATGACAGGGACGAATTCGAGCGCCTCCGACTCGATGTCCGCGCTGACGAAAACGAAACCCGTCGTCTGGGAAAGATCGACGACGTAGGTGTAGAAACCGTCCTGGCCGATCACGATGTGGCTGCCGAAATTCCGGCGCGAGATCGGCACGAATTTGAGCTTGGACTGATAGATGACGTTGCCCGGGTAGTGCTGCGGCATCTCCAGGAGCTGCGCTGCGGTAAGCGGCGTAGCCGGACGTAACGCTTCGTAGCGCCTGTGCTCCAAAAGCATCTCCGCGATCTGCTGAGCTTTGGTTTCCACCCTGTCGGAAGGTTACGGTTCAGCAGCGCATGCGTCAATTGCAGAAAACTGTTTGACAAAATGTAAACGTTTACAAAATGTATGCGCCGTACCCCAGAGTACAACACAATGAAAGCAACGCTCAAACCGACACGCAACAACGGAACATCAGCCGCGACGAACGGATCGCCCGCACCGGACGAAACCAGTCGAGTCGTCACCAAAGAGGTGCAGGTCAATGCGCCGAACATGGTGCGCGCACAGTTCACGATTCGAGGCACCACGCCTTTGGTCATTCAGCGGTTCAGCACCAAGTCCCAGGAGGCAATCATGGGCAGACAGCGCGAAGGAACGACTTCCAAGACCAAGAAAGGTTCACGCGCTCCCAAGGACTTTGACCAGCTCTGGAAGGACGCCCTCTACGTGTCCAACGAAGGTTGGAACGGCTTTAACGCCACTGCAATCCGTTGCGGCATCATCTCTGTTTGCCGTCTGGTTGATTACAAAATGACGCTGGCCAAAATGTCGATCTGGTGCATTGCCGATGGCTACGACATGTTCGACAATACCCCGCTCGTTCGGATTACCAAAGGTGAGCCCGAACAGCACCTTGGCCCTGGCCGGTTGGCTACGGGAGTTTTCGACATCAAGTCGCGCCCTCTGTGGAAACCCGGATGGGAAGCCGTCGTCACTCTCGGATGGGACCAGGACCAGTTTACGCACAACGACGTGACGAATTTGCTGTGGCGCATGGGTCTTCAAAACGGCCTCGGTGAAGGGCGCATGAACTCACGCCAATCCAACGGCTGCGGATGGGGCTCCTTTGAAGTTCTGCTTCCCAATGGACAACGCTTTTGAACCACGTCGGCTCAAAAAGGCAGCGCGGGAAATCGAAAAAATCCGCGCTGCTTCCAAAGACGGCAAACTTCACCTAGCCGACATCGTTGAGTTTGCCCGCACGCATCCACAGAGTGAATGCCACAGGCACTTTACCTGGGATGTTCAAGAAGCTGCTCAAAAATACTGGATCGTCGAGGCGAGAGACCTCGTCGGTAAGATCGAAATAACGTTGTCAAACGGCAGCCCGGCTCCTGCCTGGATCAGCCTCACCACGGACCGCGAACAAGGCGGAGGGTACAGACCCGTGGGCGAGGTCATGAGTAGCGCGCAGCACAGTACAGTGCTGCTTGAGCAGCTCTACCGCGAGCTTGACAGGCTGAAGGCAAAATACGCGTTCTTCACGCACCTTCATGAAATTTGGGACACCGTGGATAGAGTGAGAAAACGGTGTACCAAAACGTAAACAAGGAACGGCAGGATTGGACAGTTGTGGATTGCATAGGATCGGACGCTAATGGAAAGGCAGGAATGGAGCCGTGAGGAATGGTGTGGAGAGAAGTGGAGTGGATGGGACCGTTGAGGAAGGGCAGGAGAGGAACGGCAGGGAGTGAATCGGAACGCAGTGGAAGGAATCGGATCGGAGTGGCAGGAATGGCAAGGCACGAAAAGGAGCGGACTGGAATGGCAAGGATCGGACCGGCAGGAGAGGCAAGGAGTGAAACGGTGAGGAACGGCATGGAGGGGAACGGACCGGCAGGAGACGATAGGAGTGGAGCGTCGCAAAGTGGCATGGAGGGGAATGAACCGGCAGGAAAGGAGCGGCGGGGATAGAAACGGACCGGAGGTCAGAGGAGTGGAGCGGCAGGAGAGGATTGGAATGGCGAGAAGCGGAATGGATAGGAAGGGATGGGACCGGACCGGCAGGAATGGTGTGGACGCTAATGGAAAGGCAGGAACGGCTCGGAAAGGAGCTGATGGGAAAGGAAAGGATCGGACCGGCAGGGAAGGCTACGGAAGGGCAGGAGAGGAACGGTTAGAAGTGCTAGGGAGCTGAATGGACAGGAGGGGAAGGGCCGGAATGGAACGAAGTGGAGCGGTGCGCAGAGGAAAGTTGCGGAAAGGAACGGAAAGGCAGGAAAGGAAAGTCATGGATTGGAAGGTAGACGACCGAACAGGATAGGAAGGGCCGGAACGTAAACAAAAAACCCGCAGCCGTGAGGCTGCGGGTTTTTCGTGAAGTCAGTCAGCGCTTAGCCGATGGTCTGGCCGAACGCCGTCGGAGAGTTCTGAACCAATCCGCGGCAGAACATCTTCGAGTTGATCATCTTCCGAGCGAAGCTCGTGGCGAAGCCGCGCTGGTGGATGAAGTCCGGGAGAACAACGTCGGGCGTTGTATACAATTTTTGATATTCCGCCAGAACGTACCCGGTCGTGAGGAACTGGTCGCCCTTGTGGCCGACGAGGAACTCGTTGTTCGGATAGTGCGGGTCCGAGAAGATTTTCTTATTTCCAAGATCACCGATGTAGGTGATGCCCTGCATCTGGACCCGGGAGTTCTTCGGCACGAACTGAGGCAGCGTGGCCACCACGGTGGCAGCCTGGAGACCCAGGAGCACCCAGTTGCCGGCGACCATGTTCGTGGCACCGAAGATGAAGTTCGAGGCGGTCTCGAACGCGTCGATGATCGAGAACTTGTGCGTCTGGTAGTTGACGTTCGCCGGAGCGATGGCGTCCCAGACGACGAAGCCGGCGTCAGCCTTGGCGCGCAGATCGAAGATCACCTGGCGGTGCTTCTGGTACTGGAGCGCGTTGGTCAGGGCGTTGAGCAGGACGCTCTCGGCCTTGATGTTGTACATCGCCTGGAGGTTCTGGTCGGCTTCCTCGGACCAGAGGGTCTTCAGCTTCATCACCTTCGCCGTAACCGGCGTCGATGAGAGCTTCATCTCGTAGTCCTGGATCGCCAGGTTGCCTTCCGAGTTGTAGGCGTAGGTGAGCGTGTAGCTCGCGTTCGCCTGCGACGCGATGGTGATCGTGCCCGCGCCCGTGCCCTGGTACACGACGGTACCGACGGTAGCGTTGGACGCCACGTTGATGATGTTGCCGTTGCCGTCGTCGGCCACCGAGATGGAGCCGACGGTGCCGGACAGCGTGCCGGCGCGAATCGGAGTCCATTCCAGCACGATCACGCCGGAACCGTTCGAGGTGCCGGTCTCGTCCTGGATCAGCTCGTCGGCGTCGTCGTCGCGGTCAACCGCGCCCTGGAGCGCACGCCACATCGGCGCGCCAGCGGGCGTGCGGCCCTTCCGGCGTCCGGTGACGATGTCCATGTAAACGATCTGACTGACCGGACCGGCCATCGGCTGGATGGCGACGAGCTGGTCGATCACGTCGTTCTCGGACATGTTCGCAATCACCGGGAAGATCCACTTATCAAAGGTACCGAGACTTGTGGTCCGGGTAACTTCGTCCAGCCGGCCCCAGCGGGAACGGCAGTTTTCGAGCATGATCGCCGCGATGGGGCGCTTGTGCTCGGGCATGTGTTGGACGAACTCCTTCCAGCCCCTGGCTTCCCAGAGACCGCGGGGGTTCTTTTCGGGGGTGCCGACCGGCGTCTCAGCCAGGCGGTAACCCCATTCGAGGATGTCGGTGAAGCGGTTGATGTGACCGCCTTCACTCGCCAGCATCGGCCGTCCTGTTTCGTGCAGAATAACCATAGCTTTGTGGGTTCAGATGTGGGCGTTGAGTGTTGGCTACTTGTTGGCGGTGGCACCGCTCAACCGGCGCACCATTTCCACGGATTCGTTCAAGCCGCGGGGATCGCCCGGCGTCGTGAACGAAAGCTTCTGCTTGTCCTCCTGGACGGGCTTCTTGCCGTCAGCAGCAGGCGTCTTCGACTCGTTGGTGACCTTGCCAGGAGCGTCGGCGACCTTGCCTTCGTCGGGGCTGGGGGCACCCTTCTGCTTCTCGTCCTTGATGCCCTCCTTACCAGGAGCTGCACCGTCGGACGGCTTGCCGACTCCGGCTTCCTCGGAAACCTTGGCCGGCTTCTTGCCTTCGAGTTCCTCGCGGACGGCGGCGACGTGGCGCATGCGGGTCGCCTTGGAGAGCTTCTCGGCCAGCGCGGGCTTGGCTTCGAGCTGCTGCTTGAACTCCAGCTGGAGGAGGCGGCGGCTGAGGGCGGTGGTGTCCTCGTGGTAGCGCTTCGCCATGATGTCGAGGGCCTCGCAGGCGGTCTCGAACTTCTTGGTCGTGGTCCCGAGGGCTTCCTTGCGCTCCGTGGCGAGCTGGTGCCAGCCCTGGCCGCGCCGGGTGAGTTCCTCGACGATCTTCGAGGTCTTGCCCTCCTTGCCGAGGGACTCACCGAGCTTCTTCCTGTAGGTCAACGCGGTGGCAGCCACGGCGTTGATGACCTTCATGAGCTTGGTGTTGTGCTCGTGAAGCTTTGCGGCCTGCTTGCGCGGGGCGGCGACGGCTTCGTTGATGCGATTGGCGACCGCGTCGAGCTGCTGGTGCAGGCGGTGCGCTTCATACGCCCGCTTGGGATCAGCAGCACCGAACGTAGCAACCTCCTGGTGCAGGGTTTCAACTTCCTGCAAGCTCTCAGAGACGCGTGTGGGATCGAGCTTGGTGGCATCGATACCGCGCAGCGTCGTGAGCCGGCTCTTGATTTCGGATAGTTCCATGGTGCTCTTTTGGGTTGTGGCGGCAGCGACGGCTGCGCCCGGCTTTGAAGGCGACTCCTTCAAACCTGACTGACCCTCAGCAAGTGCCTTCTGCTCCTTCTGAGGGTTCGATTCGTGGGCCGGAGGTGCAGCCAATCGGGAATCGGTGGTCGATGCCACGGGCTCCCGCATTGGTTTGAGTTCAGCCGTCGAGAAGGACGGCTTGATGACCACGTCCCAGCTTTCGCAGACGTAGTCCTCCTGCACCTCGTCTACGCCATCCGGCGCTTTCACCAAGGACCCGTATCCTCGGCTGGAAACCAAAGGGTTGTAGCCCCCTTCGATGAGGGCCTTCAGCTTGCGGCCTTCCTCGGTGTCGTAGATGGAAATCTCACCGACCACCTCGTAGACAGGCTTGCCATCGTCACCCTTGCTCTCGATGAGCTTTGCCGAGGTGACCTGGTGGGAAATCGGGGAAAGAAGACTGATCGTACCGTCTTTGGGATGCTCAAGAAGACCGAAGGCTGCGCTCTTGGCGATGGAATCCATCAGGGGAGACCCGTCGCTCAAGTTCTTCTCCCAGACGCGCTTACTGTAGCGGCGGTTGTTCCCGTTGATGCAGTCGCAGACGCTGAAGCGACCCGGTATCTTGGTGAATGCGGAGCCAGAGGGGCGGCTCTCCGTGACGAAGGGCTTGCTGCGATCAACAACAAAGGGAGTTGCTCCCGTTACGCCTTCAGCAAGGTATTGTCGCATGTGGAACGGGGAAACTCCCGCTGCCTAAGCACGCTAAATGACTACCTGGCGAGTGAAGTGAATACGAAAACGCACCTAAGAGACTTGATTTTCAAATCAAGTTTGCGCGCAGAAAGCTCAGTCCAGCTGGGGTGCGTGCGCGTGAAGCTTGTACTTCGGCAACCGAAAATCTGTAATCGTTATTGACGCCTGCCGGAAGTTCCAGACATGGTCCAGACACTTCTCCACGGCGTCCATATTGGCCCCGTGCTCTGCAAACCAGGTCCTGGCTTCCTCTGGTTCCAGCTCTTCAGACTGCCCACTTTCCAGCTGGATGACGAAGTAGTCTGAAAACGGTTCTCGCGTCACCAGCACGGTCATGGACGCGCCCGTTGAGACCGATGCGGCCTGGTTCCTCATCCCACAAAGCGTCGGAACGCGGATAGGACGGCCTGACCGTCCCCGTTTTTGTGCTCGGGCATGGGCGTACCCTGTCGTAGCGCAGCTTCGCCGCTGACCGCTCCTGACCGCTCCTCCAGGTGCAGCTGATCCGGGCTCTTGATCCCCAGCAGGCCGTACGCGGACTCGGCCGTGACCACGGCATCCGGCTCAGCCTGCTGCGACGGCCCAGAAGGACGGCCCAAGAGCGTGTCCATGGCGCGCTTGGCCAGGGGCTGATTCGGCGCAGCCGGCTCGCGCTCAGCGTCGGAAGCACGAAAGCGCACGCCACCGCCGGTATTGGGGACCTTGGCAGGGTCAATCGGCTGCTCGGCCTCTGGCGTCACGTCGGGCGCAACCAAGGCCGCGCTCGGCGTCATTAGTTTTTCCTTGTCGGCGTACGGATCGCGTGGTTCCATGACCACGTCCTTCACCGGTTTCTGCTGCTTCTCGTAGGGCTGTCCGCCCCCTTCATAGTCCTCTGCGTTGTCCGGGATAAGCGCGTCTTCAGGGGCTTTCGACTCTCCAACCACCCTGGCCACCTCCGTGCGCCGTTTCTTGAGCCGATCCCGAAAGGTCGTCCTTGGGAGGACTGCGCACGGCACCGGGACATCTTCACGAACTGGCGCTGACCGGCTTTCGCTGACCGGTGCCGGCGCGTCGGACGAACCAAGGACACGAGAGACGAGAGGATTCATGGCGCAGGAGCTTCAGGTTTGCCGGTGCTGGGCGACGTGCCTGTCACCGCAGAAACCAAATCTTCCGGCGTAGCGCCGGTAGGAGCCGGCGGAGCCAGCTCGTCGAGCAAGCTTCCCAGCTCGATAGCCTCATCGGCAGGAAGCATGCGGATCATGCGGACGAAATCCGTGTACAGAAAATCGCTCTTGAGCAGGTAGTCGGCCACGTCGTACTTGCTGCCGCTTTTCCACATCGACACTGCCGTGCTGAGCGCCGAGGAAACGCCCTCCTGGCCAAGTTCAGCGTCAGCTTCGGCCTGCTCGACATCCGCGTAGGAACTGAAGTCCCCATCGCCAGGCTTATTCGGTACAGGCGGAGCCGGTGGCTCTGAGTCATCGTGTCTGGGATCGAAATCCGCGACTTCGCCATGCGCGTCCTCCCCCAGCACACGAAGCAGCGACGTTCGCTGAACGCGCTGTGCTGGCTCTTTCCCGGATTCCCCCAAGACGCGCCTGACCGTGGTTGTACGCATGGCAACCTACTTACCCGGCGAGGTCGGCGACCAGTTTGTAGCCGCAGTCCAGGAGGTTGGCCACCGAGATGCCGCCACCGCTGTAGCCGCCCGCCATCTTGGGCAGAATCAGCCGGTACGGGCGGTGGTAGTGCCGCCAACCGTAGTCCTGGGAACACTGGCGCATGATCGCACTGGCCTCCTGGTCGGCACGTTGACGGTCGTGACCGGTCACGCTTGTCCCGCACTCCTGGTGCTTCAAAAGCTGGTGCTCGATGTCGAGACAGTTCATGTCGCGGCCTTCGAGTTTGATCCCGCCGGCAAACCGGCACCGAATGGTCATGTCGCAGTGCTCCTCACCAAACTGCGTGAACTGAGCGTCGAAATAGCCGACGCGTTCCAGCAGCGGTCTTGTAAACATGAGCATGATGCCGGTGAACCTGGGCATGAACTTCACCGGATACCCGCGCACGTTGTACGTCGTCCACTTGTACGACGGATGGTGGGTGAAATCGCAGAAGCAGAAGTGCTCGACGCCGAGAGCCTTCGACGCCTCGGCGTAGAATTTGGCGAAATCGCCCAGGACGTGGAGATCGTCGTTGCAGAGGCACAGGTAATCGGCATCGGTCTCCGTCATGAACCAGTGGATTGCACGGTTGGAGTTGCCAGCGACGCCGAGGTTGCGCTCGCCCATGAACACTTTTGTAAACGGAAAGTTAGCGCCCTCTGCCGCCTTGTACTCGTAGGCCAGGTACTCCGGCCGAAAATGGCTTTCACGCCCTTTTTCGAGCACACGTGAGGTATCATCGCGCTGTCCGCAGTCCTCAAAAACAGCGATTGGGTACTGAGAACAGTGCTCTCCAAGGCCGCGCAGCATGGTCTGGACGGTCTCGGACCGACGGTAGGTCAGCACGGCGATAGCGATCTTCATACGGTTCTACAGAACATGAAAACAGTCTTCGTGTCCGGCTGCTACGACATTCTACACGGCGGTCACGTTGAGTTCCTGACCGCAGCCAAAGCCCTTGGCAATTTCCTGATCGTCTGCGTTCCAACCGATACCGTCCTGGCTGCGCACAAACACCGTAGACCAGCTCTAAACGTCGATCACAGGGTTCACATCCTGCAAGCGCTCGGCGTCGTAGACAAAGTTGTCGTCGGAAGGGACGAAGAGGAAGGTCTCAACTTCAAATCACAGTTCCTCGCTCTTCGCCCGGACATTCTCGCCGTGACCGAAGACGATCTTTACGAGAAAGAAAAGCGCGCCTTGTGCGACGAGATCGGGGCGCAGTACGTCAAACTGCCCAAGACGCTCGGATTCGCTCAGATCAGCAGCACCGAAATCGCCAGGTACATGCGTGCTCCTGAACGCGTGCCGTTGCGCGTTGATTTTGCCGGCGGCTGGCTGGATGTCCCGAAGTTCGCTGTTCACGGTGCGCACGTGGTCAACTGCGCTGTCAGCCCTCTCGTGAGCCTGAGCGACTGGCCATACGAAGTGGGAGGTGGGCTCGGCGGATCGGCCGCATACCGCCTGCTCCTGGGTCAAAACGCGCTCCAGTCCGAACTCGACGCGGGTGTCGGCTGGCAGGACCCGGCCGTCATCAACGAGACTGGCCTGTGCGTCTGGAATTCTGGGTCAAAGCCGATCCTGGAGATGAAGACAAGCGGACGTTTTCTGAACGGACTCATGGGCATCGCCTGGACAGGAAGGCCGCACTCCACGCCTCAACTCGTAAACAAGCCCAGAAACTTCAAGCTGATCGAGAAGGCCGCTGAAGTAGCGTTTACAGGCGTGCGCAACAACAGCATCGGTCACATCGTAGATGCCATTGACATGTCTTACCGCTGCCAGCTGGCGGAAGGCATGGATACTATTCCAGACATGCCGCACGCCATCGCGAAGAAGTACCTCGGATCAGGCTGGGGCGGCTACGTCCTGTACCTTTTCGCGCACGGCAAGCGCCCGGACAACGTGATCCACGTTGAACCGTATACAAAATCACTCTGACGGATTCATTTCCAGGCCAAGGTCCTTGCCCGGACGGAATTTGACGGTCCTCTTGGCAGGAATAATGTAGTCACCAGCCTGCGGTCGTCTCGGATTACGCCCTACTTTCGCTTTCCGCGTCACAGGCTCGAAGACACCGAAGCCTCGGAATTCGACGCGCCGACCGGCAATCAACTGGAGACTGACCTGCACAAGAGCCTCCTCAACGACTTCACGGACTTGCTCCGGAGGAAGCTTGGTGGTCTCGCTGACCGCAGCGATCAGATCAGCCCTGGTGTACGCGTTCGACATCAGCCTTGGCGAGGCGCTGAGGCTGCGGCCATTTGGTAGCCACGGACGATGCGTGCTGCCGTCTCTGGCATCAGATTGATGTCCGCCTGGATGTCCAGGAGGAAGACCAAGATGCGGTAGCAGAGCACAACGATCCAAAACAGCATCAGGATCACGATGCCGGCAAGCACCGCAAGGACCCTGACGGCCGAGGGCTCTCCGAACAGCCACCAGAAAAAGAGCGTCACGAGACTGCTGACGATCAAAAAGAGCGTCACGTAATCGTGCGGACCAAACAGCCCGAGCTTTCGCTGAGCCTCGAACCGCGTCATCGCTGGCTGCGGCACTTTTGGCTGTGCCGGCTTTTGGTTGTCGTCAGGCATTGCGGGCGAACATTTCTTCGGCGTGTTCCTCGATCAGGCGAAATAGCGTGCGCGAATCGAGATCATCCGGAGGGTACCACGCCTTGGGTTTACCGATCAGCTTCTGCGTCAGACTGACCGACGGGTTGCAAAATCGTAGACGAACCGGGTTGGTTCGCTCCAGGCAGAAGAGCGGTCGCCGACTGTTGGTCGCCTTCTCCAGGTAGTAGATGAACCCATCCTTGTTGTAGCGGGTGAACATCTCGTCGAGGTAGGCAACCACGTCGAACGATTCCGCATCAAGCGACTGGGCCTTGCCGCCCTCGGAAGGCAGCACGGTGGGATACCGCGTGTTTCGACTGCCCAGCAGCTTTGGACTGATGGTGATCTTGCTCCCCAGACCGACATTGGCAGCTTCCACGGCGCACGCCTGTCGCAAATCACAGACCATGCACCGACGGTCGTTGCGCTTGTAGAGGATGCCGTAGCAGGCCAGTCCGTCTCCGTGCGGCTGCGGTACGCTGGCACCCAACTCGGTGAGCAGATCGCGCACCTGGGTGTTCACCTTCGCGTACTGATCGCGTGCGGCAATCGTAAACAAGCGCTTGACGACGATCTCGTCGAGGTTGGGCGGGACCTGCACTCCGAAAACGCAGGACAGCTGTTGTATCAGCATGTTCCGACGTGCCGCATCCGCGTGATCTTTTTGTGTCATGGCCATGCGCTTGGAAATCTTCTCTCTGATCCGTAGAACAGTTTCGTCGAAAAACTGCTCGGTTACGCCGAGCGCTTCAGCCATGTGCTCGTGCTTGATGTCGATCCGAATGGAACCGGGTTTACGTTTGATCTGTGCGTCGAGGACTGCCAAGCAGCGAGCTATTTCGTCAGGCTCAACCAGTTGACGGAATACCAAACGCTCGACGGGCGTGAGGACGGACTCAAAATCCTCACGCATTTCCGCTTCTTCGCTTTGAGCTTCGTGCTGATCCGCGGCCTGGATGCCGGACTCCTCGTCGTCCAGTGACACCTCGACCTGCTTTCGGTAGCCCATGTCAACCTCAGCGTGATCGGCGCGCACCAGCTCATTCTGACGCTGACGGGGAGGCGGCTTCTGCCCGGTACGCTTGTAGGTGAACCGATGGCGCTGAACCAGACTGCGAAAATGGTTGGCGACCGCGGTTTTGAAGAATCGGAAGAAGTTGGTCCGATTCACCTGGCGATTCAGCTCTCCCTTGTGGATGAGCTGGGCCAGCTTCAGGTTACCCTCGGAGACCAGTTCATCGACGTGCAGCGCCATGCACGTCTGATCGCTGTACTGGTGCGACAGGCTGAGGATCAACCTGTCGATGTCGGCCTGCATCTCCTCCAGGACCGGTGGCCGAACCGACGGGTGGCTGTATACGTCCGGAAGACTGAGCAGAAACTCGCGAATGACAGCACGAGCAAAACCGATGTCGCTAGATGGTATCGTCGGAACCGTAGATGTCATGTTCTCCATACCGCTTCGGGTGCAGTGTTTCGGACATCTCCTCGAAAATCTCGGAAGCTGAACGCGCCGTCTTCTTGTGCTTTCGAGCTATTTCAGCAACCGTGTCTGGGTCGAGGTCGCTGTTGCTGATTTCACGGTGAAGAGCGTAGTCGGCACGGGCTTTTGTGAGCGATGAGACGAGTGGAATCTTTATACGCTTCCCCTGCAAGACGACAATCGCTTTCTTCATCATTGGCCACGGAATCATGTCCGCCAGCGCCAAAATGGGGTCGTGACTGTGTACAGCTCGGAAAAGGTCCTCCTCGGTGAACGGAATGTAGACCTTTTCGTACAGGCGGTGTCGCAGCTCAGAGACTGCCCAGTCGTAGAAGAAGCGAGCAAATTCAGGACTGATGCCGTAAGCGTACGCAGCTCCGCGTATACTGGCCTGCTTGTCGTGCTCGTCGTCGATGATGCACTCGATGAGGTACCGAATCGCCCCGATCTCTTGAGGATCACCCCATCGGCAGACCATCTCGTGGATGCTGCCGCGCACATCTGCCGCCAGATCGCGCTTATCGACCTCGTGATCCTCAATCCCGTGGAACTTCTCCAGGTTGTCGCCCGTGACGTGGAAGCGTTTACGGTACTGGTTGACCTTGACCAGCTCGCTGCGGAACGCGTTCTTGGCGCACGTAGACAGCCAGGAAAACAAACGGCCCTTGCGCGGTTGCCAACGCAAGAGCCATTTGACCATTTTCTCCTGAGCTGCGGAGACCAGAATAGGAAGATCAACCGTGTAGTGGAAGTCTTCGTACTGAGCGAGGCGCTCGAACATGGGCGTCGATCCCTCGACGATACGTTCGAGCACCTCCATCGCCTCTTTGTGCCGACCGGCAGCATTCAGCTCTTTCCATTTGATCGCCAGAGGCGTGAGAAGCGATGCGGGAAAGATGTGTTCGTTGCCTGGAGACTCGCCCTTAGCCCGGCGTGCCCGCTTCTTCGGGGCTTTGGACGGGGAACTGGAGGCTGCCGCTTTCCTTTTCATTCGTGATGGAAGTCAGCAGTGCATCCAGGTGAGCGAGGCGCTCGGCCTGTCGTGGCGTCTTGTCGTGGCGCTGCAACAGCTCACGGATCACGACGCAGTTCGAGACGACACCCATCCACATGGGCACGCTGTACTCCACCACAGAAGAACTGCGTCCGCGACCGCGACGTGCCGGTTTCGCTTCCGCAGTGGCTGCGCGCCGTCCGCGCCGCGGGGCAGTGAGTGCAGGGGCAGCGACTTCAACGCGGCGTGGACGGCCTCGGCCGCGCCGCGGCTCGGACGGTTCGGGTTCCCCGTTGGACTCAGCCGCCGGTTTACGCCCGCGCCGACCGGCTCCCTTGCGTCGTCCACGTCCCTTGGGCTCGGAATCCGCAGCGCTCGCACCGTTGGAGTCGGGGCTGCCAGCACTCTTGGCCGGACGAATCTCGTCTTCCTCCGGGTAGAATCGCTTGCCGTTGGTGACCTGGTTGTTGACCAAACTGAAGCCACTCGACTGGATGACGCCAGCCGGAGCGGTCTTGGGATCGAATCCCTGGCTGACCAGGTAATTCGCGATGGCGACCACGGTCTCGGAAAACTCCACGACCTCGCCTGTGGGTTTGTAGACCTTGATCATCCGTTCACTGAGGCGGTTGGACAGAAAGTTGTCCTTCTCCGCAGCCTTCTGCACCTTTCCAAAATCTCGGGATGTAAGACTCATTGCGTTGGGGTAGTTGTGTATACGTTACTGGTGAGCTTTCGCAAACAGAATCAGCGCTGAAGTGTCGGCGGCTTAGGCCGCGACGGCATCGCGATGGGTGGACGCCGGCTGGGTGGTGGTGTGCGCGGCGGTTCCGGCTCTTCAGCCGGCTCCGGCGGCGCTTCTTCGCCCTCAGCGGCCGGCTCCGGCGGCGCTTCCTCTCCGGTATCTTCCTGGCCAGCGGCCGGTCTTTCGACAGGATCAGGCGTGAAGCCGTAATCCTCGTCGCCTCCCTTTGCCGCAGCCTGCGGCTGGGCCTCTTCTGGCAGCGTTTCCTCGTCCGCTTCGGCGACAGGCGGAGGAGGCGGCGCGCTCTGTGCGCGTGCAGGCGCGCTGCGCTTGGCGGGTGTCGCGTCACCCTTCAGGCGCTTGACGATGGCCTCGATGTGATCGGCCGCGACGCCGGACACGCCGTTGGCGAACTCCAGCACGTTCTGGAGGGGCTGCTCGTACACGCCGTACAGGCGCACGTTCATGCTGTAGTCGATGATGTCGGGCCGGCGCGTTTTCAGCTTCTTCTTCTTGCCTTCCTCGCCGACGACCTCGATGCCGCAGAGCGCGAAATTGAGGACAGGCTGACGCGTTCGGGCATCACCTTCCTTCCACCACTTCGCATCCACGGTAATCACGAAATCGGCATTCACGTGCGAAGCGTAGAGCGCGTTGACACGCGACAGCTTCACGCGATCCGATTGCGAAGGGACCAGCTCGTCCTGGTCGTTCATCTTCACCTTGAGCACCGCCTTGATCCTGACCTTGTTGGTGATCAGGGGTTGGTGGTGCTGTTTCATCAGCTGGGTAACCAGCTTGGACAGTTCTGCGTCGTCTTCGTACTGTACTGCGGCCATAGGTCAGTCCTCTTTCGTCGTTTCGTCTTCCAACTCAGCGTCATCGAGCACGACGGCAGGCTCTCCGTCGTACCCTTCGGTCGCGTGGGCGTACGTCATTGCGGCAGCCCACAGCTTGTCGAAATCCTCGCGGTGTTCGGCGTAGAATCGAGGCCACTCGGCTCTCGTCATGATCGACGGGTCCTTCGGACCACGCACGGCTTTGCCACGGGGCTCCTCGTCCTGCTCTTCCAGAGATGCAGCCTTACGACCAAACGTCGTCGTCTCGATCTTGTTCGACTTGAACTTGAAGACGAAGTTGGTCTGCTTCTCTTTGTTTACAATTTCAGCGAAACCCAAAAAGATCAGTGTTTCGAGAATGCTGAATTCCGGGTGCAACCCGCCACGTTCCTCATCGAAAATGATGACCAAGCGCCCTTCACGCTTGGGTTTCATCATGCGGTTTTTGATTGTGCGGAAACCGACCAGGTAACCCGCCGTGAACTTGGCACCAGGCACCAGCCGGTACTTCATCTCGCTCTTCCACATGAACACGCGGTGCGAGCTGTAAAACCGAAGGGCCTTGCCACCAAAGGTCGTGTACTCGGTCTCGACGGGCGTCGAAGAGCGCGGTCCGCGCTGCGCCTGTGCCTTGAAGTTGTCCCGCGTCTGGTTGGTGCAGATCATGCACACGTTGTAGCGGTTGATGTCGCGCACCATCTGACGGAAGCCGGCACTCAACTGCTGTGGCTGCCGAGCGTAGTCCTCCTTGCCCCATTCCTGCTCCAGCTCCTGGCGGGAGCTGGTCGAGGTGATGGTGTCAACGATGATCACTGTAAACACTTTTTTGTCGATGCCGGCTTCCGCCAGCTCCTCCATGCGTTCCTTCGCCGTAGCCGTAACCTGGTCAACAACTTTGAACATCAGGTCCACGGTATCGGTACGACAGACGATGAAGTTTGCACGCTGTCCGTCTACAATCAGCTTGGCGTCGTTGTCAATCGACTGCTCGTTGTCGATGTAAACAACGTTGATCTCGCAGGTTGCAGGATCGACAGGTTTGTATACACGCTGACCATTTTCGCGTGTGATCTCGCAAATCTGGAGCATCTGCGCCCGAATGGCCGACCGCAGGCACATCGCGGTCTTGCCGCACTCCTCCAGACCGTACAGTTCGCATACGCGGCCAAAGGGCCAGCCCCCGGTCAATTCGTCGAACGGGGGCAGGCCGGTGGTGACCACGTACTTGATCTCCGACAGAATTTCTTCTGACGTGTCCGCCACCTCATAGGTGGGTCCATCCGACTTCGGCTGGCCTGCCACGAGCTTCGCCTTGAGGTGCTCAGCAAACGACTTGAGCTTCTTTTTCACGGCTTGCGCTGGGTGACGGTCTGGATGCGGTTACGCAGCCCGCTGGGAGCTGCCGCTGCTGCGGGGCGCGCAACCGGGGGCGGAGCCTGGGTCTCAGCCTCGGGCAACGGGTCTTCGGCGGGAGGGGCAGGGTCCCTTTGCTCTTCCGGCAACTCCTCGCCTTCGTCGATGCGCTCCGTACGCCCCTTGGACGGAGGCGGCGGGACAGCGCGGGCAGGCGCGGGGGCGGGCCGAGCCGGGGGCGTCGGCCGGGACGCCACTGCGGGGGCAGGGCGCTGCGCAGGAGCCGCTGTGCGGGGCGCAGGGCGCGGAGGCGGGGGCGGAGGAGCATCCTGGACACCACCTTCAGCATCAACCTCGGCAGGAGCTTCCTGGCCTTCGGCCTCCGGTTCGGGCTCCGGTTCGGGCTCCGGAGCAGGAGCTGGAGCAGTCCGAGCAGGAGCAGTCCGAGACGCAGCAGGCGCGGGCCGGCGCGGGGGCACTTCAGCACCAGGAATCTGGTCATCGCCCGAGTCTTCGGTGGGGGCAGGCCGACGGCCACCGCGAACAGGACGGCGCTCCTCGTGGTCACCTTCGGCCTCCTCGTAATCCGTGGCACGCCGCGACCGATCATCGCCGCCACCGCCGCGAACGCCGCGACCGCGACCGGTCTGATAAGCGTCGTCGTACAGCTTCTCGGCGAAGCGCTTCATTTCCGCCTCGGACGGGATCACGATCTTCGGCGTGCGCATCTGCTCTTCGAGCTTCTTGATGCGCGGATCAGTGGCCGGGTCCTGGAGATCGTCGAAAATCGGCTGCGGGTCCTGCTTGTCCAGGCGCAGACCCTTACCGGTCTTGCTCACCCAGAAGTCGCAGCCGTTGACGTAATCGAGCACACCCTTCGGGTTGTTCGGCCGAACGCTGTTGCGGAAAAACTGCGACAGCTCCTCGAACGTGGCCTTGTAGTGATTGAACTCGTGCACGACCAGCGATTCGGCTTCGGTCACGTTGATCGTAGTCGAGCCAGTCGATTTCTGGAGCACGATGCAGTACGTGAGCCAGTTGGCCTGGCCCGTGGCCTTGTACCCCAACGTCGAGATTTCCTTGTTCTCGTCGTCGTTCAACTGCGCCGCGGTCTCGCACACGGGGCAGTACGCGTCGGGATCGCCGCCGAAATCCGGAGCGGTGTGAACGGGGCAGGTGATGGGAGCCTGGTTGTGCCAGTGCCGGCCGGAGCGCACGTACCAGAGACGCTTCGGACCCAGTGCCGCAGGGAGAAAACGAACGAGCCACGCTTCACCGCGCTGAAGCTTCACGCGCTTCGGCGCACGGCTGGTCGTGGCGATGTACTTGTTCTCGGAATCCAGGTCCATCAGCGATGGATCGAGGTTGTTGTTCACTTGTCGCATAAACTGTATACGGTTTGAGTGTCAGCTTCAGTTTCGGTCGTCAGGAGGGAGAACGTGCATTGTCGATGTGGCGTCGCGTCGCTTCGCTCGTGCGCAACATGTCGAGCTTGGCGTTGAGAACGGAAATGGTATTTCGTAGACGAACCGTCCACGCCTTCGCGGTGGCGTACGATTCCACGGCGGCAATCAGGTCCTTGTCGAGTTCGACGGCATACTCCAGGGCCTTCTCCGTCATCTTGTCGCCGTACAGCCGCGTAAAATCGCCGCTGCGCAATCGGAAGTAGGTTTCAGCTTCGAGCTGCTTGACCTTGCGATACTCGACGATCTCGGTGGCGACGTAGTATTGCAGCAGGTCGTTCAGCCACTCGGAAATGATCGGCAGTTCATGGGCGGCTTGCGAAAAATCGCCGAATTCCATGCCCATCCAGTAATCCAGGTCCAACGTGTAGTCGTTGAACTGGAGCGTTCCAAGTTTCGGCAGGTTTTGAGGAGCTTTGCTCATAGGTCAGGCTTGTTCGATGATGTCCACCTTCGAGAGAACGTCAGACGGAGTGACGCTTTTGTATACAGAACACTCGGCCTGAAACTTTCCTTCAGGACACTTGCTGGCGGGAAAATTCAGGTACGCGAAACAGGGCGCGTGCGGGCACGCTTCGCCCTTCCAGACCGCCAGGTCCATGTAGGTCTTGTCGTAGCCGATGCGCACCCCAGGGTGATGGCTGCCCCAGATGCTGACGGCCGGCGTGCGCAAGCCTTGCGCGATGTAAAGCGGGCCAGAATCAAGGCCGACGAAGCCCTTTGCCCGACTGATGAGCGCCATCAGGATGCGCAGCGGCGTACCGTCAATCGCGTTGATCACCGAGTTGCCCATACCGCCGAGCTGCTGGTGAAATTCACCAACGGAGATGCTGGTGTCCGGTAGCTTCATGCGCGTCGTTCCGATCACCACGACAGGACGGCGCTGCGACAATTCCTTGATGATCGTCAGCCAGCGCTGGTAGTCGAAGGCGCGAATGGACGCTGACGCAAACGGTGCCACGACGTAGTAGCCAGTGCGGCGGAGATCGATGTGCTTGGCGTTCCAGACGCTGTAGAAAAATTGGTCCAGGTGCTTGTAGTCCTGCGGCACGCACGTGGCGCGTGGGCGCTTCCATTCTGAGTCAATCTGATCCGGAGAGAATCCCAGCTGCGCGTAGAGCGCGTCGTATACGTTATGCTGGTCCGGTTCCTCGTCCCACTCGGTCACGCTTTCCACGAACCAGTGGTAGGCGTAATTCCGCAGGTGGTCGTACTCGATGGGTCCTGCGAGCACGCAACCGTTACGCAGGTCCTGGTTGTGGGTCAGCACCTGACCTCGGTCGCTCAGCGCGTAGAGATCAACGGTAAGCAGACGCCCGCACGCGTGCTGCATGAACGCAATAGGTGCGGTGAGGAAAAGCAGATCACCGATGCCGCGATCACGCACGCGCTCGATGAGCAGACTGGCGTTGGCGAGGTTCTGCCCGGCGCGTAGCGGATTGTGAAGCGACGCGCCGGCAAAATCAGAGCAGGTATCGACCCACTGCGAAACCTTTTCGACCTGATCTGCGTTGAGGATGTAGCGCCGTCCTGGATTCAGCAACCAGACCTCATCGTAGGTCCGGTGAAACATGACGGGCTCGGTAACAGTGACGATCTTCCAGGCAGTGCTGAAGAGCTTTGGCAGCATGCCTCATAGAACGTGTTATTTTTCGAGCCCAAGATACGGGTGAATTGTAGACGGAATAATCGCCAATTCCTCTGGTCGCCAAGCGCGAACCGACTTCCAAATCGAGTACGGCTTGTACATGTGCACGTCGCGCATGCCCGGCTTCACGTTTGGCAAAACGCTCTGCATCCAGCCGTCAAAATCGTAATCAGGATCGCCGTAATGCCCGCTGCGAAGGTGCTTGGCCTTGTTGTCCTCCAAGGTGCGCCGGGTGCTCGTGAAGTGAATGATCCGAGGCTGCTCGATGATCGTCTGCGATACGGTCGGAGTGCGGCACACTCGAAAATTGCATTTGGGTCCAATGTAAACAACCGCCACATCGGTTGCACCTTCGACTGGATAGCCCGGTACGCCGATTACTGGGATCATGCGCACGCTGATGGCAAGGTCGCCGCGCTCAATGTAGGGCTTGAGCATTTCCAGTGTGCCTGGCATCCACAATTCGTCGCCGTCAACGATCAGAATGCGGTCAAAACCGCTTTTTCTGATCCAGGCTAGGCTGTCATTTCGTAAACGAGTTTCAACCGTGATCCGATCATCCTTCTCGCTCATTCGGTAGCGCGCCACCTGGAACTGTTTCACCCGTACGTCTGCGCCTTTGGCCGTCAGGAAGGCGAAAACAGGGTCCAGGCTTTTCAACTTGTCCTCGGGCACTTTTTCGCCAGACCAGTAGGTGTCCGGCACTGCGAAGAAAAACACACGGCAGCCTTCCTCCATCATGCGCAGGCACACTTCTTGTAAACAAATATCGTCCTGCGTCACCTGCATGTAGACCGCAAATTCTGTAGACGATTTTTCAACCGTGCTGACCGCCTTTGGACCATCATCGACTGGAAATCCAGCCGCCTTCCGGAAATTGAACAGCATCTCGCCGACATTCCAGCGCTCTGAAGACGCGTGCAAAAGGTCGTTTTGGTCGCGGTTGCGCTTGCCGCAGTCCGGGTGCATGTGCTCGAAGAGCAGGTGGTGCGCGTCGATGACAACGCCGTCGCGATACGCCACCTCGGTCAGCTCCGTATCGCAAAACATGCTCTTGTACTTCGGGTAGAAGAGGTAGCCGAACCGAGCGTAGCGCGCCCTGGTGATGATCGGCAGCACCATGAGTGAATGCACGTAACCATCCTCGACATGCACCGCGTGCTCGCCGTCAACCCAACCGGCAGGTTCCAGACCAAGCAGCTGAATGTCCCACTGCGGCAGCGGAACAAAGTCGTCAGCCACTGCGATGATAACTTTCCCGGCGGTTGCAGCCGCAGCAGTATTCCAGCCTGAAACGCAGTCCTTGGAACCCTTGTTGATGACGATTGTAAACGGAACGCGACTGGTAGCTTTGGCTGCCTCGGCCGCAGCAAGACAGACGCTGTCGCCGTCGTCAACACACAGTACCCACTCGAAGTCCCCCATGACCGCGGCGTCTTCCCACATGCGGATGACGTGGGGAATCGTGGCTGCCCGCACGGATGTGTACGCCAGCGAGAAGGTTGGAACGCTCATGTTCTCTAAGAACATGGACGCACCGAATCCTGCGCTACAGAGACTGAAGATGGCGCACAACGCCTTGGGCGAACGAGCCAACGTTGTGCTGGCACTCGCCGATCTGGTCCAGCAGTATCGAGCAGCCCTTGCCCAGGCCATCGCGTATGCCGAACAGTCCAACAGCGAGATCGAGCGCCTTCGCCGCCAAATTGCTGACGAAAATGCTGGATCAGTTCAAGGAGAAGCACCGCCGAACGCCGGAGCGAATCCTGGTGACTCCGATGGCGCTGCTCGTGCTGGCGGCTAGAAAGTCTGTCGCACCAACCTGGGACGGAGTGCCTGTGGAGATCAGGCATGAGCTTCCGCGGGCCAAGTGCGACCGACCACGCTTCCTGGGGATCGATTTGACAGCTTCCGAGCCTCCGACGCTGGAAGCCTTGGACGTGGGCTAATTCTGCTTAGGGTCTGTCTCGACCAGCGTGCGCAGACCGTCGATCTGCCGTTCGAGACGCGCCAGCTCGGCCTGCTGATCCTGGACTTTCTTCTGGAGGCTGGCGATGAAGTCATTGATGTCGCCGCCGACGTTCCAGGCGTAGAAGGGGAGGGCGTAGGCCGCGTAATCGGGAAGAAGACCCAGGCGCTCCAGAAGCTGCGCGTGCTGCGCCAGGATCAGCTTCAATTCGCGTGCCGCCTTCAGCACATCACCCGGCTTGGAAAGCACCCGCTCGATGGCGCGGCGGTCGCGGCGTGGCAGTGCGTTCAGAACATCTCCGATAGTCATAAGCGTGATCAGGCAGCAATCGCCTCGACGGCAGTTTCGTTTACAACTTTGCCCCAGCGCAACCCAAACTTCTTGGCGCAGACATGGCCGTAGCCGACATCGGTGGACCGCTCGTCGGTGAGCGGACGCCCGCAGAAGCAGCACTGGCCAGTCAGCTTGCCGAAGCGAGCGGCCACCTCTTCCGGATTCGCGGCAAACTCAACCAGATTCTGCTCGACCGTCGGCGGGCACTCACGCGTACCGAGGAACCGGCCGGCGGGCGTGATCTTGCCGTAGTAGGCGTTGCCCTTGACGTACAGGTGGCCAGGGTTGCTGCTCTTGTCGGATGCCATGCTGAGCGTCAACACCTCGGAGCCGTTGCTGAGCCGGATCGCCGGGTGCTTGAGCTTTGCCGCCTTGGCCGTGCTGAACAGACCGAAAATGCGAGCTGCGCCGTTCGCGCCGAGCTGCAACTTGGGCGCGGCCTTGCTACGGCGGTGCGCCTCGATGATGTATGCAGCAATGCCGGCGAAGCGAGGCTCGATGCTCTCCAGGCGTGCCGCGGTGAGCAGATTGTGCTCGAAGTCGGAGCAGTCCTTGCGCACCGAAGTCATCGCTTCCACGACCTCAGAAATGTCGAGGTCATCGTCAAAACGCGGACCGTACGTGCCGAGCACCCACTCGCGAGCTTCCGTCGCGAGGCGCTTGGCCTGCTCGCTGACCACGAACTCCTGCGCTGAGCCTTGGAAATACTGAAGCGCAGTCTGCGCCGTGGAGGTCCCGCCAGTCTCGTACGCCGACTTGCTGGTGATGTAGCGACCGGTCTTCAGCACCAATTCCGCAACGTACCCCAGGAAAACTTCGAGATCGACCCGGCAAACCGCGTTCATTCCACTGCCGCCGAGCCAGGACTCGTCCTGAGCGGATTCGAGCATCTGCGCCGCCTCGAAGCAGGTGCGGGCCGACTGGGTCATCTGGTTCGGGTTCGCGTGCTGGAGGAAATCCTGGATGCAGGTGCTGCCCACGCGCAGGGTCCGGCCGTCGTCGTGGCGAACCACGTACGTGTCACGACGATTGCGGATGGTGTGGCAGTGATCGCAGCGATGCTCGCCGTCGCGATGTTCCACCGGCACTTCGTACCCGGGAACCGAGCGGATGATGTTGCCCTCGGTCGTACGACAAATGACCGCCATGAAGTGCCAGCCGTTGTACGCCGGAGCCTCGACGTTGGCCTCCATCTCCACGAAGCGCACGATGACGTTGGGCTTCGTGGCGTGGGGAACGTCCCTGAAGTTACCGGTCTGACGGAGCACCACCGGGGCGCTGCCGATCTTGGCTGCCCGAGCGTTGAGGCGCTGCACGCGCTTGACGAGGGTGGCGAGGTTGGCTTCGGGAATCTCGTAAATCATGGCGACAGTGTATACAATTTGAGCGCGCCGTCAACCTCAAATGTGCTTGGAAAATTGTTTACATAAAACATGCGGGTCTCTACGATAGGTAGCAGTATGGGACAAATCGCGTCATATCTTGCCCAGTGCCGTGTCCGATCTCTCGCCGAAGAGGTGATCGGCAGCGACAGCCACGTTCCGCCGACGGCCGAGGAAGTCGAGGAATTGATCACGTACCTGCGCAGCTTCGGTCTTCGCCCTGTGATCGTCGGGAGCGCGGCTGCCTTCTACCACTTCGGCGGCGACGCAAGCGCTTTTCGTCCAACGGTGGACATCGACATCCACGTGCTTCAGCAGCTCCCCAGGCCGCTCGAAGGCTGGCGGCGCGATCCCTCGGCTCCTGGCGTCGAGAGCTGGATTTCTCCCGGCGGCGGTTACGTCGATTTCCTGGTCGCAGGTGAAGCGTTGCCGAACGGCGTTGTCGTTCCGTCAACAGTACAGCTGGACGCGTCCAGCCCGTCTGGATTCCCGGTTGCCACCGCAAACGACGTGATCCTGATGAAGCTGAACAGCACGCGTGAAAAAGACCTCATGGACGCCATTGCCATGGCCCGCAGGCACGGGCTTCCACCGAAGAAGCGCTTGAATACACAGCAGCGCGAGAACTACGAACTGGTCGAGCTGTGGCTGCAAGCTCGACCCACGGGCAGCTACGGCGAGTAACCTTCAGTCGATCACGGCCGGCGTGTGCAGCTGCATGCCCTTCAGCTGCTCCTCAAGCTTGTCGATTTCGCGCTGCGCCAATTCGCGGCGCTGCTGGTCCAACTGGATGTTTTGACCTGGTCCTGGAATGGCTCCGCTGAACTTCATCCAGGTCTCGCCGAGCAGACGGCGCGACGTGGCCAGCGCGTACTTTTTCACCCAGTCGGCTCCCGTCACCGACAGGTTCTGCGTCTGCTCCCAGAGCGCGTAGATGAAAATTCCCGCCTGGTAACGCTCGATTGGATTGTGGATGTACAGCACGGCTTCCGACTCATCGTAGTACCAGTCGGGGCGGACGCTGGTCACCCGCTGCCACGTTTTCCTCCAACGAAGGAACGTGTCGTACTCGTCGAGGCCCAGGCGGAAAAGGGGAGCAGGATTGATCAGGTTGCCGTAGAAGATTTCCGTCGGCACCGGATTGGGTTCAACGAAGTCGATCTTTGCGATGCCGAGGCCGACATCTTCACCTTCGAGGTAGCGATACTGCCCGCGGACCATTTGAAGTGTCCCGACTTTGGTCCGCGGCACCCACTGCGAGAAGAGTCCGAGAGCGTCCTGGATGCAATCCAGGACCTGCTGGTTGGTCAACTCCACGTGCCAGGTCGGAGCCCCGAGCTGGCGCATGATGTAGTTTTTCAGCTGGTCAACCGTGTAGCCGCGCAGGGGCAGCGTGTCCGGTGAATCAGCGCTGGTTCTGACCGGCTGGCTGGCGTTGCTCGATGGACCGCTTACACCCATGCCCTAACTAGGGGCTACGTCTTCGGGTACGGAGCCATCAGCTGCTCCTTGAGGTGCGGGAATTTTCGGTCCACGTGCTGCTCAAGCTGCGACCGGAAGTCGAAGCTGCGACCGTCAGCTGCGCAGATGAACTTCCGCCGGGGTGGCAGAGGCTGAGCCTTGGGCTTGGGCGGTGCCGGCGCAGCAACCGGTTCAGGTGCCTGCTCCTCCACTTCATCGAGCGTCGGCAGAGGCAGCGCAGCATCCTCAGGCACCTCGGCATTCACCTGGGCGCTGGTCTGACGAGCGACCGCGGGAGCGACCGGCTGGACGACACGGTTCAGAAACACGTTGGGGTCTTCCACCAGGGCTTCAGCATTCTCGTGCTGTTCGAGCAGGCTGGCCTGCAACGCAGCGCGCTCCGGCGACTCCTCGGCGTTGACGGCCGGCACTGGCACGGCCGGCTCCGGCACTTCAGCCGGCGCAGCAACCGGCGGAGCGGCAGGAACTGGAGTTGTGGCGCTCTGCTTGACCGGCATGTCGCGAGCTTCGCGGATCATCGGAATGTCCGGGCCTCGCGGCGGCATAGCCGCGTCCGTATCCGCGACGCCGTAGTCTTCTGGCACTTCGCGCACAGGGCGCACGAGGCGTAGGCGGCGCGCTTCGTCCATGGACATGCCACGGACCTGCGGAACGTTGATCGCTGTCGGCGTCGGATGCGGCTTGGGTGTTGGCATCACCGGCTGCCGGAATCCGTGCTCGTTGTACTTGAACTCGTTGACAGAATGGACGGAGTGTCCGTCCGACGGTGCCTGGATCGGTTTGGGTTCGGGCACCGCGTAAACAGGAACCGGCGTCGGGCTCGTTTCCTTGGAGAGCTGAGGGTAGCCCTCGAACAAAGGATCGTTGAACTTCCGCCCGCGAGCATCTTTGACGTACTCGCCAGAGCGGACCTCAATCGTGATTCCCAGCCGACTGATGAAGAGGTACAGCGGGAACTTCTTGGAATTGAAGTAGCCCACAACGTTCGTCGTAGCCACAGGCGCTGAATTGCTCATACACCTGTAGAACGAGATTTGCAGGCGCTTCAGTAGCCGATTCGGTAAAAAGCGTGCTCTCCGATCACTGCCACCGGGCGGTGCCCGCGTGCCCAATACGGGCGCTCATCGGACCGCGTGAAGTGCGTTGCACGCCGCGTGATCCCCGGAAGACGTTGCGGCGTGTCGGTGACCGTGCGAGCGATGCGTAGCGCTTCGCCGTAGCCTTCCTCGCGACTCTTCCTGCGCACGAACGCGTCCAGTTTACGACCGGTCAGGCAGGAAAAGGCTTTGGGCTTGGTCACGACAGTAAGGGGCGAGGTACCGCTCAGACGCGCACGCTCACCGATGACCTCACCCACGGCCACCATTCCCTTGGAGCCCTGGCACGCAGCCTCGCCCAGGATCACCGCGGCCACCACCTTCTGCTCATAGGTCTGAGCGGACAGGCGGACAGCCGACAAGGCGATCATCAGTAGCAGGATTTTCATAGTTTCAGGGCTGCGTACGCCTCAAGCCGCTCGGGCGCTTTGGTTTCGTCTACGGGGGCGGCATCCCCGACAGCCCGGAATCGGGCAACAACTTCCTTCCCCTGGACAACATCGACCCTACCGTTGCCCGCCTGCCTTAGAACAAGTCCGCGCTTGCGCGCCAGCTGACGAAGTTCGGAGTCACGGTAAACCTTTCCGCGCCGCCAAGTGCGCGAAAATTCACGTCCCATGCGTTGCCAGTTGGCGCTCATCCGTGACTGTGTAACCGACCGCGGCGAATGTGGCTACTGTCCTGTCGAACAGGTAGTCCTTGGGACCTTCCACCAAGGCCAGCGTTTTGCGCTCCTTGCTGATCTTGTACACCGTCGAGTTGCCGGGCAGAGCCCAGACCGCGCCATCGCGCAGCACGCTCACCATCTGCTCAGCCCAGCGCTTGTCGAACTCAGACGGCGTCCACATGCGCCAAACTGTATACAACTCTGACGAACCTGTCGAGCCTATTCAAACATCACTTCCAGAAGGCGTTTGTCGAAGTTGATGATCAAGGTATCCGGACGCCGTGGGAACGTTGTTTCGCCGCTCAGCTCCACGCGCCATTTCGGACCTGAAAGAGCGTCCGCAATCTCCGAAGCGTCCGCATCGTCCGGAACCTCCGCAGGTCCCTCCGGATACTCGATCTCGATCTGCTCCACGTTTTCAAACGGCTCACCAGCCATCAGGTGCTCGGGCGGGTACACCTCTGGGCCAAGCGTTACCAGGTCGCCCCAAACCTTGATGCTCTCGATGCCAACGATGATGCCGCTGATCGCCTGACGCCCGCCCTGGAGCTGACCCGTCCAAACGATGGTCGCTTCCCCGTCGAAATGATCAATGTCCTTGGGACCGCCGACAAACTCGATGTTGCGCGAGCGCACGACGGTCTCGAAGCGTTCAGGCCCCGATTCCAGGAGCAGGTTGGCGATCAGGCTTGCTGTCACGACGTAACTAGAGCGGATCGTCAATTCAGTCGGTCCATCAAAGTCGCCAAAAGGCGCAGAAAGGCAGAACATGCAGCATGGTCAGTTTGAGCTGGCCGTCGCAATCCATCGCGACGGTCGATCCCCACGCATCCGCGAGTACGGCCACAACGGGATCACGTACGTCGAAGGCCGAAAAGGGCAACCCTTCTCGGTCGTTTTCAAAAACAACTCCCCCGCCAGGGTCCTGGCCATCGTCAGCATCGACGGCCTGAGCGTCATCGAGGGGGAACCGGCAACCGGCGAGTCCAGGGGATACGTCGTCAACGGCTACAGCTCCGTCGAGATCAGGGGCTGGCGCACGTCCCTCGATCAGACGCAGCAGTTCGTGTTCGAGAACAAGACCGGCAGTTACACCGCGTCCACACCCAGCGGAACCGCCAACTGCGGCGTCATCGCCTGCAAGGTCTTGGCTGAACGACCGCGGCCGGTACAGATCAGGCCGCAGGCCCTGATGCCGGAGAAAGTTTACGTTCCGGTACCCTACCCGGTGTACCCAGGACCGGTGCCGATGTGGTGCTACGAACCGACCACGTCCACGTCTGGAGTTGTTCCACATGGAACACCCGCGATGGTCAACTGCTGCGCGCCTGCTACGGATTACAGCGCTTCGCTTTGCGTAAACGATACGCCGGACTTCACCCTCGGCACAGGATGGGGCAGCACCCAGGAAGACCGGTGCAACGAGACCACGTTCGAGCGCGGGCTGGAACTGGCGACGTTCAGCCTCTACTACACCGACGCTGAAAGCCTGAAGCGGATCGGCGTCAACCTCGGCAAAGACCTCGCTGTAAACGCTTTGCCGCAAGGGTTTGGCAACTTCTGCAAACCGCCAGGAGTGGCGCGGTAAAAGACGACAGGCACCCGGCTAGGGTGCCCGTCCCTTCTGAAGTTGTCGCCCGAGGCTTAGACCATGACGCCTTGCGTCACTGGTCGCAGGTACGCCGGCATCGAATCCTGCCGACGCGTCTTATCCGCCTCGCGCTGACGGTTTACGGTTTCGGCCTGCTCTCGTGGACTGGGCTCGAAAGCGCCGTCAACGAGCTGCCAGTTCTGCACGCACAGTTGGCACGTGCACCTCGCTGGATTGTGATTTGCGGCACTCATGATGTCTACAGCCCTATCGGCTGCCGTCAAAGTTGGCCCTGACGATCAGAATGTCAACGCTTTTTCACGACGCAGAAGTGTTCCCAGGTCGGGTGCTTCGGGTCGATCAAAGCGACAGCAGGCAGTTCCGTTGGCGTAAACGGTTTGCGCAGTAGGCGTAAGCCTGCCTGTTCCGGTGTACGGTTGCCCTTTCGGTGGTTGATCTCCCGGTCCGACCAGACCAGGTTTTCCCAGTCGCCGGAGCCGCCCTGACCCAACGGGATCACGTGGTCTACGTTTCCGTCGGGTGCGAACTTGCCGGTGTAGGCGCAGATGAACTTGTCCCTGGCAGCTACGCCTCGGCCGTTCTTCTTCGGCCGCTTGCGGGGCATGCCGGCCCAGGCTGCGACGATCACACGGGGCACGCGCACGCGACCCTTGGTCGTGCTGATGGACTCGTCGTTGGCACGAACCGGTAGCCGCGCCCACTCGTCCCAGGTCATGGCCTGCATGGTGTCGGTGTCGATGGCACGCTTCTGGCCACGGAACACGTCACCCAGCGCCGTCTCGACGGTGGTTTCCTCGATAGCCTGCCAGTTCCTGTTCAGGATCAGCACGGGCTGCTTGAGTAATGCGGCTACAGTCATAGTTCACCTCAAAGATCGTCTTGGTGTCCTGGTCTTTGTAGGAATGGTTCCGGTCGTCTTCAGCATTTTCCGAACGACTGCGAAATTGTTTTCACTGTGCGCCTCAGCGCGGGCCGCTGCGCCTTGATCCAGGGCAGCGATACGCGCATAGACGACCTTCATCAAGGAGGACGCACCAGCATGCTTCCGACCGGCCACCAACATGTAACCACACTGCATGCCGCAAAGAAGCGCGTAGGACGATGTCAGATCATCAACACCGGAGTGCTTGTGCAGCGACCGGCGAAGGCGTTTGATCTCGTAGGACAACAAACGTCCACAGCGCATCGGGTCGTTTTGCATGACTGGCATAGTCCTGTTTGTAAACAAACTGTCAAGTAAAGCGGCCCCGGCTGGACTTGCACCAGCAACATTCGGAATCAAAGTCCGACGCTCCACTGATTGAGCTACGGGGCTAAACTGGTGACCTCGGAGGGATTCTCACCCCCAACCAACGCGTTAAAAGCGCGCTGCTCTGATGTTGAGCTACGAGGCCGAAAACGAAAATGCCGCGCAAGTGATGAAAAGGGTAATCAACCCTTGCCCTTGCGGGCTCCTGCGCGGCACAAGCTATTTCGAGCAAAAGTCAGGCGGCACGTCAATGGTGTCCATGGTCAGAACTTCGTCCTCCGTCGTCGCCTCCTTGTAGTCGAGGATGTCCTGGCGATTGAACGAGGCAGCACCAGTCCCGTGCTGGTTGAGGACAACGTACAGCTTGCGCTTCTGCACCTCGGGCTTTTTGTACGGCTGGGCTTTGGCCACGTCCGTCACGTCCCAGACGGTTGCGGCCTGTCCAGTCACGCTGCACTCGCGGGTTTCGACAGCGCGCACCAAGCCCATGCTTTCCAGCTCCGAGCAGCGTTTCCAGAGGCCGGTTCGACCAAGAAGTTTGTCGAGTTCGCGGGCCGTCATGGGGCCGTGCTCGTAGAGCCCTTGGTACGTCTCCAGGCGGCGCGCAGAAAGGACGCCGCTGGCGGTAATGCTCTCGAACGCCTGCTTGGAATTGATGCTGCGTGCGTACGTCATGTCTGCTTCAGGAGAACGTGGTGGGCTCGGTGGGATTCAAACCCACGGTCTGAGGATTATGAGTCCACTGCTTTTAATCGCTAAGCTACGAGCCCGCTATTCCCGAAAATCACTAATGAGCCTTTCGCAAAGCGCGTCAAACGTGGCGTATACAGTTCCGTCGTAATACCACGACGTATCCTTTGCGATATAAGTCGCGTTCAGCGTTCTAGCGCATTTTTCAAACTTTGCGAGACCTTTGAGCCTAGTTGAATTATCAAGCAGACCCTTTTTGTGCAAGTCGAGGTAAAGCCTAAATTCCTGCAAGGTATGCCCGTCACGATCAGCCAACGCCATCGGCAGTTTGACCGTTGGAATCTCAGGTGAAAGGCCGAGAGACACGCGCAGTGCCTTCACCGTTTTCTCTAGCACGGGCCTCAGCCTTTTTCTGTATACGTCGTTTTGGCGAATGTTGACCCAATCGTCGAAAGACGTGGTTAGAACGGTTTCGTGGTCCTCAAAAACGTCAGCTGTAGCGTCGTCCAAATCCATTTCAGAAAGCTGACCACATAGCTCGTCGCGCAACAGGCGCGCCTCGTAAGCAGACATGGCCAGTTGCAGAATAATCGTGGAATCGCGTTTTGGTAGACGCTTTGACATTACTTCGCTTCTGGAAAGTGGCGGAAGTGGCAGGCTTCGCTCCTGCGCAGGTTTTACCCTGACCTCGACTTAGCAAGTCGGTACCTTACTGGGCTCGGTCACACTTCCGTAAACAAAAGAGCGGCTCCGAAGAGCCGCCCGTGAATTACTCCTCCGACTCGGGCTCGTCAACAGTTTCCTCGCCCGCGCTGCCGCGGATGAAGTTGTTGACGACCGTGGGGACTGACGGATCGAAACCCGCCACATCCAGGCTCCACTTGTCGTTCGGGTCGCTTGCCCGATACTGATTGGCTGACGTGGCAGCCATCACGAGGCGAGCGTCAGGAACGCGGGCCTTGCGGTAGCGCTCCATCACCTTTGCGGGCTGCTCACCCGTGTTGCCCTCGTTGTCGGTCATGACGATGAAGCCGCCGACATCGATCTTGTGCTGCTCCGCGTACTCAACCGCCAGACCGATGTTGGTCGAACCGAAGTTCGCCTGCACGGCCTTCTGGCACGCAGCCTCCAGGGTCATGCCCTTGCGGATGCCGAGTTCGCGGAACGTACTTCCGAAACCGAACACGTGAACCTCGGGCTCCGTGTTCAGCCAGACGAGCGACATTGCTGCCGTCGCCTCGCAGGCGCGCAGGACCGTACCGGCCGCGGACGAACCCATGGAACCGGACACGTCGAGCGCGATCAGAACCGGCTTGCCGATCTTCCGGACGTTGCCGAACGTGGCGTAGAACGCCTCATCCAGCGCCGTCTGGACGGCGGGCACAGGGCTCCAGGACAGGCTGCCCTTGACGCCCTTGCCCTGCGCGTAGGTCCGCGCAGCCACGAGGACGCTGATTGGGTGAATGCGGCTCTTCCGGAGGTAGTCCTTGTTGCCAAGGCGCTCCTTGACGAGCCGTGCGCCCGCGGAGAGCGGGCGAACCAGGCCGATGGAGGTCATCTTGCCCAGGTTGCGGATCATGGCCGTGAGCGGCATCTTCTGGAGAAGCGCCTCCCAGACCTCGACCTCATTGAGCCACTCGGTCGGAATGACCTCGCGAGGCAGGTTGTGCTCGGTGATGAGCCGAACCACATCCTTGGCCTTCTTGGCTGCCTTGACCTCTTCCATGGCAGCCAGGAACCGAGGCAGGTGCTCGCGCAGCGACGGGTACTTGACCGAGCTGCCGTCCTTGCGCTTCACGGTCCGGCCGTTGACAGCCTCCATGCCGCCAACGATCCACCGGAAAACCGCGTCGGTGGCCTCGTTCGGAGCCTTCGGGTGCGTGAGACGCAGCAAGTCGCGATGCGACCAGTTGTCGCGGCTCTGATACTTGCCGACCTGGAACGCCAGGTTGTCGGCCTCACGGCCGGTGTACCAGGACGCGACGCTCTTGCGGACCGAGGGACCCCAGCCGCGCAAAGCGTTGACGTAATCGCCGTAGTGCAGCAGGTGCGTACCGGTGCGGCAGACCTGCGGGAGCGCAGCAGCGACCTTGGCCTTGGCCTCGGCGTCGTTGCTGGCAGCGACGAGCGCGAGCGCGAAGATGGCCGGATCGTTGCGGAGCGCGAGACCTCCGACGGAGACCTCGACGACGCGGTCAACAACACGGCCGGCATCCAGCTGGATGCACGCCTTGACGGCAGCCGCGTTGTCATCGGTGAGCTTGCGCTCGCCGATGTAGTAGGTGCCGCCAGTGACGCCCAGGATCAGGAAGCGGTCGAGCTGATCCCACTCGGTGACCTTCCAGGCGTAGCCACCAGTGGAGTTCGGCACCATTTCCTTGCGCCCTGGGATGGGCTCAGTGACGGGAATGGAACGCCGACGGTGAAACGAGGCAGTGCTGATCTTTGCCATCTGTGGACGAGCACGCGCACTCCCCAAACGCTTTCGCCGGCCGTGCTCATCGGCCGTTCTTGGGTATCGCGTTCAGGCAAGGGAGCGGCTCGAACGCTTTCGACCCAGGGGGACGAAAAGGAAGTCGGTGATCAAGTGGATCGCGTCGCAAATGCTGACCGCTGCTCTAACCAGGCTGAGCTACGCCTCGGATCGAAAGCCGAGACGGCAGGATTTGAACCTGCGACCCGCGGTACCGATGATAAGCAACACGTTCGGACCACCAACAAAACTGTAAACGAGCAAGTGTGCGGATAGGATGTTTTTCGGTCTTCTGTACGGGTCGCGGATTCATGCGATGACCGTCATCGAAACGGACAATTTATCTACGGCTACAGCAGACTCGTCGTCCTCGCTAAGTCCGTCACCGGAGCGTCGCTACCTTAGGACCGTTATGATAACCCTAGCCTTCGGCTCGTGAAAGGGGCACTGGACGACTACGTGCACTCATCGTCCAGGCGTGGGGTTTAGCCTACATCACAACGCTGGTCAGGCGAAGCTTTCAGCGGGGACGCGCTTTTTGACCATGGTGCGCGTCCGTAGTCCCCAAAATCGTTGGCAGAGTCACCGCACCTCTGCCTGGCAGCCTAAGGGTTCCACCGTCGCGGGATGCTGCTGAACCCACTAACCTTTGCGGTATTGTTTACGAAAAAGGTGTCTCGGCCTTCGGATTTTCACCGACGAATATCCACCCTGACGCCTTCTACAGGCTTGGCCGCTTTCGTTCGTACGCACTATGCAGACGGGATTTTGCCGAGAACGCGCAGGTCATGACGCTGCGCTCACCAAATTGAATCGCGCCGCCGACAGTGGCTCTACTCCCCGGTGCATCTTTCAACTGTCGTACACCGGATCAACGGAGCCCTCACGGTTAGCCGGAGCTTGGCGGCGCGAAAATGGTGGAGGTGGCGGGAGTTGAACCCGCGTCTCTGCGTCTACAACCGGCCGCGTCTACGTGCATAGCTGATTTGAGTCCAGGCTGCGCTGAATCAGCAAAATCGCGCAGAGCCTGTGGTGCAGCTTGACCCAGCTGCCGGAGCTTCGACACTGCTCGAAGCGCCACGATCCTGCTGATGACGGTTGACCCTGCTTAGCAGGCGTCTACAGGCAACCGGGTGACCTTGTTAGGCCACGGCTTCGACCTCCGCGGGGAGGAAAGCATCCGGGTTGGCCAGGATGGCTTCCGCTTCCGCGAGGACCGACTCATCACTCAGCCTGTTGGCAGTTGATGTTTTGATCGCAGATTTTACGAGGCCAACGATCATCCTCGGCACGCAGCAACCGATCTGTTTACACAGATCGATACCAGTACACCCCCAATATCAAAGATCAGAAAACAGCGCCCCTCAGGTTTCCCCAAGGGGCGAAGGGGCCAGTCTTGCGACTACGCCGTCCACCATCCAGCTGCTTGCGCTTCCAGTGCCTTTCGGCGCTACCCCGCGCTGGCGCGGAGAAAAGGTGGCGGGCTGCAACGAAGCCGCCCGCCTGGAAGTTCGGTTTCAGCCGAACCTCCACCCGGCTTTCGCCGGAAATGGGTGCAGGGGACGGGATCGAACCGCCGACCTCCAGGTTATGAGCCTGACGAGCTACCGCTGCTCCACCCTGCGTCCAAAAAGAACGTGCGCACTGTGCCGACTCGAAGGCCGATTGTCAACAGCCTTCTGTAAACATTCAGAACTCCGGCGTTTCGCCGTGCGCCGGCACCCAATCGCTGCCGGTGGTGCCGCGGATGAACGCCGCGCCTTCCTTGGTCGGGCCGGAGAAGTTGACCTTTGCGTTTGGGAACGACGCCTGGAGCGCTCCCACCAAGCGGCGCATGATCGTGTTGCGCTTGTACGCCGGCCGAACGGTCATTTTGTCTACGTAAATCTCGTTCTCGTCGCTCGTGCCCTGGAGCACGCCCAGGATGGCCTTCTGGCCTTTGTCAAACTGGCCCTTCCAGACATCGGTGATCGGCGACGCGTCGAACGAGAAGCGCGGACGGTTGTGCACGAACTTGTACGGCAGCTTGCCGGCTTTCATGGCCGCAGCCGACTCGTCGCTGTCCATGAAGTAGACGAGCGTGAAACCCTCGGGAACCAGGGCGTTCGCTGTTGGCTGACGGATGATGACGATGTTGCCCTTGACCGCAACGTCTGGAACGTCGCGCAACGGCTGATCATCCGCGTATACAGTCTTTCCTTTACGCGTGATCTGCGGCATCTCCAGCAAAACGTTTACGATGCGAACAGCGTCCATGCCTGTAACTAGACGACCGGAGCTGGTCATCCGCACGCTTCCCACCTCGATTCGCTTCGGGATCACTATCGGTCTCTGGGGACCGCCTCGGTATCTCCACCCGCACACGAGCCTAAGCCTCGTCCGATGTGCTCCGGCCGAAATGGTCGCGGCGAGAGGAATTGCACCTCCAAGGCTGTCGGTTTTTGAAACCGCCCCGTCTGCTATTCCGGGTAAACCACGCCGCGAAATTGGTGCCCGTGGCAGGACTTCCACCTGCAAAGGTCCGGCTTTTAAGTGCCAGTGCTCTTGTATTCGCTGTCAACCCACACGGGCTATGGAACTGCGAAAAAACAGGTCGCGCATGGAGGCTGCACTTCGTGTATGCGCGTTCGCCAATCGTCCGTCAAGGGAATGCCGACCGCATTCGGAACACCGTCAGCCAGGCAGCACGGAAACAGCTTGCCGTTCCAGAAGGCCACCGTCTCCGAAAAGGCCGCGGCGCAAGGCTTGGTACCACGCTGCTCGCGTCTGGGCTGGTGGTACATGTACGGCTTGACGTAGAGCCGGTCGCCGAGCGCCTCGCGCAGAATTTCAATTTGCCTGGAGTTGTCCACCCTGTAGTACGAAGGCGCGTCCTTGAACGTGTCGGGCGTGTAGTGCGTAACGTATACAGTATCGTAGCACCTCAGAGCGTCCACGTGTTTCGTAGACAAAATTCCATTCGTCTCCACGGTCAGCTTCGAGCACTGAAACAGATCGCGAAAACGCGGGCTCCACTCATCGAAGTGTGGATGCGTTGTCGGCTCGCCACCGGTCAGATTGATCCTCGGCGTGCCGCGCAAGTGCTGTGCTGCCAGCTCCAGATACTCCCAGGCGACCGGAGTGCCTCCGCCGCGCCGCGGAATATCGCAGCAACAGTCTGGACAGGCCAGGTTGCAGTGCGTTGTGAGCGCAACGCTGACGCAGGTGATGACACGCACGGATTAGATACCCGAAAATGGTGGGCGAGAGAGGAATTGCACCTCCAAGGCTATCCGGGTCTAGGCCGGTCGGGTCTGCTGTTCCCCGTGAACCACTCGCCCGTAGATTCTGCTTTCGACAGGGCGTCTAGGCTGAACAGCCAACCTGTTTCCTCCGCGCCTGACGTACTCACTATACAGGCCAACGCAACGTTTACCGCAAAACGGACCTGCTTTTCCTTGCTTTGAGTTATGGTCTAACTTTTGTGCTCTTTTAACGCACACTTTTCCACACCAAACGCAAGCGATCTCAACGCCGCACTCAATCTTAGCGTGTATACGCCCGTGCTCCTTTCGCGATTCAATCGCGTAATTTGAGGCGCTATCGTTCGATTTATCGCCGTCAACGTGATGAACGCAGTCATCCTTTTTAACGCGATTCCGAAGCTGAAAGCGCGCCCACGTCATCGTTGTTTTTCGCCCATCGGCGTATACAATCTGAACGTAGCGCCGACCAGCGTTTACACCTGTGCGCCAGAGGTAAGGACCAAGCACTCTCACGTCTTTAAGAATTGGTGCCAGCGAAGGGACTTGCACCCCTAAGGCTCTCAGTCTCTCGAACTGAACCCTCTGCTATTCGGGCTTAACCACGCTGGCAAAATGTCCATCAAGCGCTTTCTTGAGGATGTCTTCGACCTCAATGTTGTACATGGCGTTGAGGTCCTGTTCAAGCTCGCACGTCCACATCGCCTTCAGCTTGCGCGCTTGTGCAACCACAGGCGCACTGACGAGCTTCATCTCGATTACACGCGGCGGCGCTGCGCGCAGCCTTCCTGCCGCCTTGAGGAAAGCCGGAGCACCAACCAGAGCTGCGATGAATTTTCGACGTTTCATTTGTTTACAAAAGGCAACCGTTCGGGTCCGGCTTCGAGTCCGTCTTGAAATCGAGGTACATGACGTTGCCGCTCGGAGCCGTCATCGGTTGAACGCTGACCAGGTCCGTGAGCACGTCACTTGGCGACATGTTCCGGATCACCGGGAAAACCCACGCGCTGAACGCCTGTGCGTTGGCCGTCGTCGTCTGTGCCACGACTGCGGCCGGCGCTTTGGCCAGGACCTTGGGCAGAAACCGGCCAAGGATCGCACTGCCGACAAGTCGTGAGAGGAACGTACGACGCTTCATGTTCATAAGAACTGGTGCCAGCGGGGAGAATTGCACTCCCAAGGCTCACTGCCTCTGAAGCAGGCCCGTCTGCTATTCCGGGCAAACCACGCTGGCGAAAACGGTAGATAGGGTGTGACGCGCAAACAGGTAAACGAGACGCAGCCGCAGCAGGGGCAGCGCCCGGCCGCACCGCTTCAGCACCGGCAACTCGTCGGCAAGCGTGTTATGGTCGTCAGTCCGGAAGGTGAACGCCTTCCTGCCGTTGTAGGTCCGTACCACGGAGCCGAGAACGGTTTCGAGTTGAAGCTGAACGATGCCGGCGGCTATCAGGACGGCCTTTCGGCGCACATGGCGCGTCGCGGCTGGAAAATCCCGAACATTCAGGTGCAAAACGTCAAAGCTCAGACTCTCGCCGGCATGGCCAGGCGCATGGGTGAAGCCGTCAACGAACGGCGTAAGGCACAGCCACCCGGCCACCTCATCAATCTCGAACCTATCGGCGACCGCTACCCCTACACTCGCGAACCTATGTCCCAGAATCCCGACCCCAAGAAGCGCCAGGACTACCTGAACAAGCGCCGCAAGGCTTCCGCCATGCGCCAGTCCGTTGCACACGAAAGCGCCGAGCAGGTCGTCAGTGCGATGCTCGACGAAGACTTCGCCTACGGCGGTGACGGACGCGAAGAATTCGAGAAGCGAGCGGGCGGAGCGAAGGACCCCTGGCGGCAGGGATCGCTCGGCAAGTTCAGCTTCAAGGGCAAGAAGTTCACCGGCAGTCGCCCGTCGCTCGGCGCGTCGCCGACAGCGAAGCCATCAGCGAAGCCGGCACCAGGTAAGCACGCCGGCCGCATGAACTGGAAGCCCAGCGAGCCGGAGCCAGAAGCCAAGGCACCTCAGGCACCTCAGGCACCGAAGCTCGGCAAGGACCGCATGAAGTGGAAGCCGCCGACCAACGAGAATGCCATGGGCGGCACTGCACCTGCCGTCAGCGTTCCGGACCCGAACGTTGAAAAGGAAGAGACCGCGGACACCGCACCGTCCGCGTCGCCTGGACCTGCCGCAACACCGTCGCCCGGAGCTGCGAGTCTGTTCGGTGCGTGATTGGCGCTCCTGGCAGGATTTTAACCCGCAACCTGACGGTCCGAAGCCGCCCGCTCTGGACGATTGAGCTACAGGAGCAAAACTATGCCGACCGAATTCACGTTCGATTCCGACGAGTACGTCGCCCTGGTCTACGGTCCGCGTGGAGGCGTGATCGCCTTCTTCACGGGCGCTTCCGAAGCCGAGGTGCGCGGACCTGCGATGGCTGCGTGGCAGGCTGCCCAGACCAAGTTCGATGCCAAGGACACGGGTGCGCCTCCGATCTGGGAGGTCTACAAGCGTCTTCGGACGAGCCCGAACAGCTGAGGATGGTGCGCGGGGCAGGCTTCGCTCCTGCGGCCTTCGCCATGTCATGGCGTTGCTCTACTGGACTGAGCTACCCGCGCAAATTGTCTACGGTTTCGGCACGAAGAATTTCAGTGCCCCTTCTGTCACGCCCTCGGACACCGCCTTGATGGCTTCCGCATCGACGCCCGTTGCCAGGCCCTCCCCGTTGACCGTCCGAAGAAAGTCCTTGGTGACCGTGGCCGTCTCCAGCTTGGCAGCGCGCCCCCACTGAAAGAATGTCAGGTGCTTCACCTTCACCGTGTAGAGCTTCGGCGGCTCGTTGGTCGGTGCCGGAGTGCTCAGGAAGTTGGTGATGTACGCCGCGCTTCGCACCGTCCCTCGAAACACGACGTTGGTATCGCCTGGACGGTTCGTAAACGAAAACTGCTCAACGTAGATCGAGCAGCCGGTCAATCCGAGCACCAGGAGCAAAGGCAGTAAGCGCATGTTCGTTTGTGGTTGGAGCCGGCGACAGGGATTGAACCTGCGACCCACTGTTTACAAAACAGTTGCTCTGCCGCTGAGCTACGCCGGCAAGTGTGCAGGCGGGACTCCTGACGCTGCTGTGCTTCGGAGTCCCTGCGCTGGCCGGGAAGCAGCAAAAACCGGCAGCTGCCTGCACGCCAGGTAGAACGAGATTGGTGGCTCCGACAGGACTTGCACCTGCAACCTCGCGGGTAAGAGCCGCTTGCTCTGCCATTGAGCTACGGAGCCATAGAAAAGTGGTACCAGCCCCCAGTGTCGATCTGGACTTGCAGGCTTATGACGCCCGCGTGGTCGCCGGACCGGCTGGCACTTCAGAAAGATCAGGCGCAAATTCCAGAGAGTCGAACTCTTCTGGGGTCAGCACGTCAGACCATTGCGCTTGTGCGTGGCGCTTGCACATCGAATGCGACTTGAGCACGCCAGGTGAAACAGGCACTGGACCGTGTTCCTTTTCACATGCGGCACAGACAGTGACGATCTCGTTTTCAAGAAGCCTTGCCGCAACGCTCAGCGCATCCCTATTCACGCTCTAAGTATGGAGCCTCCGCAGGGACATGCACCCTGCTCCCAGCCTTACCAAGGCCGCGCAGCGCTTTCTCTGCTTCGGAGGCTTTCAAAGCCTGTTGATGAACCGCCCTGGCGATCTTTCGCGGCAACCTGCCAGGATACTTGGCGAGGTAGGGCTCAAGCGCCTTGTCCCGCGCATCGAGGTACGCGTAGGCACGCAGCTGCGCAGTCTTGTCGCTGGCCCTGAGGTTCAGTTTCATAGCGTGGAGCGCACGGCGGGATTTGCACCCGCGACGGCTGGTTTGGAAGACCAGCGCTCTGCTGACTGAGCTACGTGCGCGAAATGGAGTCCTGCTGGAGAGTCGCACTCCACGCCTCGGTTTTGCAGACCGGTCGGTTCACTGGCTCCGTCGCAGGACAAATTGGGGTGCGCGACGGGTTTCGATCCCGCTCTTCAAGCTTCACAGGCTTGGGTGCTAAACCATCACACTCCGCGCACCATTCAAAAACTGGAGCCCACGGTGGGACTCGAACCCACGGTATCCGGTTTACGAAACCGGCGCTGTTGCCACTGAAGCCACGCGGGCTCTCCAAATTGTTTTTCGTGTTCTTCGCCGATGGCAGTTAGCGCATCTAACCTCGCACTTTAAGAGTTCCTTCGACACTGTTTTCAGCGAATAGCTGCGAGCAAGCATCGCGCTTATACTACCTCTCTTGATACCGCGAACATGATCGAATTCGAGAACGTCTGGATCATGTTCGCCGCAGTCCACGCACGGATGATCAGCCAAGTAAGCTAGAATCCACTCTCGGTATTTAACGGCCCTCACCTGATTTGAAGCGCGTATCTGAATCCGTCTGGACAGGCTCGTTTTATACGTTGTCTTGTGGGCTACGCGCATGCAATCGAAGCACCATGGGCACAGGCCGTCAGTTGACCGTTTACGCTTTCCGAAAGAGGACAGACTCTTGTACTTTCTGCATTTATAGCACTGCTTTCGTTTCGTAATCACGGTTCCAAGAACGAAAAAGGCTGGCAAAATGGTGGAAGCGGCAGGGATTGCACCCGCGACAGCCTGGGTGTAGGCCAGGTGCTCTACTGCTGAGCTACGCTTCCAGAAGCTGTTGTGCGGCGGAGAGCGGCACGACCATTTGGTGTTCGACCATCCAGTCCCAGTATTCCCAGGTCATGGTGCCGTGCGTCGTCTCCAGGGTCTTCGAGGTGGCGTCCACCGAGTGGACCGTCAGCTCATGCTCCTCGTACATGTAGCTCGGAGCCAGGAAGCGATAGCACACCTTGAGACCGGGTCGTGGCGTCACGATTCTACTTACCGAAACTGGTGTCCCCGGCAGGATTTCAACCTGCGACCATCCGCTTAGGACGCGGCTGCTCTTGGCGCTGAGCTACGAGGACAAAACTTCAGGCGGCACATCGGCACGCTTCTTCACCGGCCACGCCCTCATGCGCTCGGCATGTTCCCTGGCCAGGTGAATCGCCGTGTCGTCGCTGTTGAGGCTGATCCAGTATTCGAGCACCGCCACCGCGGTGGCATCTTGCGCCCGAAGAAGGAACACTGGTTCGTCTGCCGGAATCTTGCCTTCGGGGTCCTGGATACGCTGGTAGTCTTTTCGTGCGTGAAGCATGGCACGTGCAAGAACGAAACTGGTGCTCCCGGCAGGAGTTGCACCTGCGACCTGCTGATTCGGAATCAGGCGCTCTGGCTAAC